TCGCGGACGAAGCCGATGCCGTGATCGCGGATCTAAACGGGCATGCCGAGGTGTGGTCTGCTGTTGCGGCAGTTAGGGCGAAGCGCATCGCGGAGCTTGAGGCCGAGCGCGACGCGGCGCGGGCGGATGCTGAGAGGTATCGGTGGCTGCGCGATTCGCTTGGCAGCAAAGTGAGCCACTGGTTTTGCACGGAGGGTGGCGAGGAGCTAGACGCCGCCATCGACGCCGCCCGAGGCGCAGCATGAGCGGAAGCCCGAAGAGCTATCGACGCGCGAAGCTGTCGAAGGAAAACGCCGAGCGTCTGGCGCAAGGCATGCAGCCCAAGGAGATGCGCGGCAGGTTCGGAGTGCACATCCCGCACGTCACCGACCTTCCGCCACTGGTTGACGTCCCGATCTGGAAATACCGCACCGAGGATCAGGAGGGCGAGCTGCTGGTCGCCATGGCCAGAGGCCAGTGGTGGGAGGAGCATTTGTGGCACTTGCCCATGGAGGGCGGAGCCGGCAAGGCCGGCATGATTCGCTCGGCGAAGATGAAGCGGCAGGGCGCGAAGAAGGGGACGCCGGACTATGCGCTTCCGATCCTTCAGTTGATGAAGGACGGCCGCACCATGGGCGGCCTGTGGATCGAGCTGAAGGCCAGCGACGGCAGGCCGAGCGAGGACCAGCTCAAGCGTGCCCGGGCGATCATGTCCAGCGGGCAGGCGTTCTGCTTCGCCTACGGCGCAGACGCGGCACTGGCGGCCATCCGGGTTTACCTGAAGGGGGAGTGGCCGACGTGACCCGCTCGCGCCACAGCGCCCCGCCCGTTGCGTCTGAGGCCCACTGCGAAGGGGTGCTGGCTGGGTACAGGATCGCGACCTACCAGCCCCGGTCCCGGGAGGCGTGGCGCGCTGCGCTCGAGGCGGCCGGGCTGGAGGGCGAGGCCCGGGCCGCTGCGGCCGCGTACCTCGAGGACCGATGGAAGGCGCAGCCCTACGACCCGGACGAGTTCGCACCACGCCCCCGCTACGGCGAGGGCGTCCCGGTCAAGCTGGTGTTTTGCACTGCCCGGGGAACGGGCGCCTGATCAGCTCCATGGTGATCGGCCTCCCGGCGGCGCGAGCGTTCTGCACTCGCTTCGACAGGCGCTCGAACTCGACGCCCATCTCCTTGGCCACCTTCTGCAACACGACGGGCTTGCCATCGACGTAGACCACGGTCGGACCATGCCGGCGCGCGTTGCCGTTGCGCGACGCGCGCTGTCGCTCCTCCTTGGTGACGCTGTGGTAGTAGTGGATTTTCTGGCCCATCAGCGCCTCCGATAAAGGCCGGGCTTGGTGAACAGGCCGGTCGGCCTGCGCTTCCTCGACTTCATCTCCGCGAGCGCGCCGGGCATCTGGTCGACGAGCGTTGCTGCTGCGGCGCGCAGCTCGAACGTGATGTCCTCGACCGTCATCTGCGGTGTGATGGATACGCGCTTCATCGGCAAGCTCTTGCGCACGTCGCCGACGCCGATTGCGTCGCCGTTCCATCCGACCTCAACCCAGATCCCCTTCGTGCCCTTGCATCGACGGATCAGCATCTTCGCCGTCGTCACCATGTCGACGATGCGGATGTCATTCATAGCGACTGCTCCAGCGCCCCGGGCGCCTGCCTGTGTCGATGCAGTTCTTGATCGCATGCTCGCGAAGGTCAGCCTCGAGGTGGTGCTCGCGATAGGCCGGCCGATCAGCAGGCCGAGGGTCGACGATAGCGATGAGTAGCTTTGGTGATGCGCCGTTGTGGATGCTGTCGATGTAGACCATCCCGTTCGGTGTGCATTTCACTGCGAGCGGAACTCCGGCTTCACGGATGACAGCGAAGGCTTTCTCTGCTGCGCGCTCGTAGGCGCACTCGGTTTCGTTGAGTCGATGGATCGCGACTGGGGTTGCAATCACTGGGCGACCTCCGCGTCAGGACTGTTTCCTTTTCCCTCGCTTCTTCCGCGGCTTGGGCCCGGGGCGCTTTCGGTTTGCATTGATCATCTCCTTCAGTGGGACTTTGTTGTCGGTCGCTTCGCGGATCTTCTCCGCCACCTTCTTGCTTACGAACCTTTCGCCAATGCTCAGCCGATGGATGGTGCTCGCGCTGACGTCGGACAGGATCGCGATCCGACGAACCTCTGGATTGCTGGACCCGAGAGGCGCGCCGGCCTTGCTGTTCTTGACGATGTACTCCCTGAGCCTCATCGATCCTCCAATTACTTGACACAGTTTGCCCAAGGAATTAGGGTGGCACAACCCTGATGGGCAGGGGAAGGAGTGACGAATGGACAACTGGACTCCGGGAATCTTCGAAGATGTCCCGGCCAACGAATACCACCGCACGATCCTCGGCGAAGCCAACAACGGCGGGCTGAAGATCATCGACGAGCGGACCCCGGCGCACTACGCGCAGTGGGTGAAAGACCGCAACAAGCCGAAGAGCGCGAAGGAGGAGTACGAGGAGCAGCAGCACTTCCGCGTCGGCCGCATCATCCACGCTGCCATCCTCGAGCCGGACAAGTTCGACGACCAGTTCGTGCTGATGCCGGACTTCGGCAAGATGCAGTCGAGCAAGAACCGCGAGGTTCGCGACCAGTGGCTGAACTCGCTGCCGCCCGGCACCTCCGTTGTGGAGCCGGGGCAGAAGGAGCTGGCGTTGGCCATGCGCGACGCGGTGCTGCGCCACAAGACCGCGCGCCTCGTGATCGAAGGCGGCAAGCCAGAGGTCACGCTGCGCTGGCAGGACGAGCGCACCGGCGTCCGATGCAAGGCGCGCGCCGACTGGTGGAACGCCGAGCTGGGTTTCGCCATGGACCTGAAGTCGACGGCCGATGCGTCGCCGCTCGAGTTCGGCCGCTCGGCTGCGAAGTATGGCTACCACCGGCAGCACTGCCACTACGCCGACGGCTTCCGCCAGCTCGGCTCGCCGATCCGCCACTACCTGCTGCTCGCCGTCGAGAAGGAGGCGCCGCACTGCGTCGGCCTCTACCACCTCGACGCCGCCGCCGAGGAGCGCGGCTTCCAGCTCCTGCACCGGTCCATGGACAAAATGGCCCTGTGCCTCAAGGCTGGCATCTGGCCGGCGTACTCCGACAACATCGAGCCCATGACCCTCCCGGGCTGGGCCTATTCCGACCGAGGCTGACCATGACCACCGCAATCGCAACAACCGACCCGACGCCGAAGAAGCTGGTCGCCAAGTTCGCCGACCGCTACAGCGTCGATGCCGACAAGCTGCTCCACACGCTGAAGCAAACCTGCTTCCGCCTGAGCGGCGACAACAAGCAGGTCAGCAACGAGCAGATGATGGCGCTGCTGATCGTCGCCGACCAGTACGGACTGAACCCGTTCACCAAGGAGATCTTCGCGTTCGAGGACAAGCACAAGGGTGTCGTGCCCGTCGTGTCTGTCGACGGCTGGTCGCGCATGATCAACGACCACGCGATGATGGACGGCATCGAATTCCGATTCAGCGAGAAGCTGGTCACGATGCAGGGCGCCAAGCCCTGCCCGGAATGGTGCGAGGCGGTGATCTACCGCAAGGACCGCAGCCTACCGATCATCGTGCGCGAGTTCCTTGACGAGGTTTACGTCCCGCCGCGCGGCGGATACTCCGGGCCGTGGCAGTCGCACACGAAGCGGATGCTTCGCCACAAGACCGAGATCCAGTGTGCCCGCGTGGCCTTCAGCTTCAGCGGCGTCTACGACGAAGACGAGGCGCACCGCGTGATCGAAGGCGTGGCTGTTCGGGTCACTGACGTGTCGAGCGTCAGCAGCTTGCAGGCCGCGCTCGAGAACAAGGCTAAGGCCGACGAGCAGCCGAAGCCTGCGGTCGTCGATGCACAGTTCACGGATGTCGCTGCCGGTGCCAGTGACGACTCCGAAACCCCCAGCGCCGAGGAGAACTGAGATGCCCCTGTACAAGGTCACCGATTCGCAGAGCGACGAGATCCGCCTCGTCGTCGCCGAGAACCAGACGCGCGCTCTGAAGCACGTCGTCGAGGATCGCTTCAAGGTCAGCCTGCCCGATGGCGAGGAGGTCGCCGACCTCGTTGCCGAAGGCGTGGCGAAGGAGAAGGCCGTGCCGCCGGCGCCGCGCCAGCCGCAGCAGCAGCTCCAGATCCCCGACCCCAATGCTTCGGTGCCGACGAGCTTCGACCCGGGCGAGTAAGTAGCACGCCGGGCCAGAGGACGAGCTGGCCCGGCAACCCAAGGAGACGACCATGATCCAGTGTTCCGTCAAGATCGATGGCGAGCTGGCCAAGTGCCCCGGCTGTGGGCGCCAGCCTCGTGCGTACCACACCAAGGGGAAGGATCTGTACCACCTCGAGTGCGCGCCGTGCGGCCTGCGCACCGCGAAGATGAGCACAATGCAGGAGGCCGTCGCCCAGTGGGAAGCGAGCGAGACGACGCGAATGGCGGTGCATCGGTGAGGCCGCGCGTCCACAAGATCAACGCGCACCGCTCCTTCGAGTACTACACGCCGGAGGATGTGGAGCGCATTGTGGTGGACAGGGTATCTCTAGCCATCGCAAACCATGCGGCATTGCCACAGGCTGCTCACTTGAAGGAGCGGATAGAGCTGGCCATCGGGAGTGCTGCCCGCGTCCTCGGCAGCGAGATGATCCAGCGCATCACCTATGCGGTAATGCGTGAACTCGACCGCAGGGCAAAGCCATGACCCGACCAACGCAAGGAACCGGCGGCCCCGATGGCAGCCCGCGCTGCTACAACGGCGAGCCGATGCGCGAGCACCTAGCGAACGATGGCCAAACGATGGTCGCTCCCGGCGTTCTCGCGCAGAAGGTGAAGACCATCGACTGGCCGTTCTCCACGACATGCGCGTCGTGGCGAAGCGACCCAAGCACCGACCCTGTGCCCATGGCGGAGAACTGGCGATGCGCCGGCTGCCGCCACTTCCCCGCCGACCTCGTCGATCTTGCGGAGAGGCGGCGGCAAGAGCGGCTTACTCGCTCACGCGAGCGCGGCTCATCAGCACGTTGAACTGAGCGACGGCCGCGCCGCGCTGTGCATTCAGCTCCGCGATCCGGCGCTGCCTCTCGACGGCCGACAAGCTCTGGTCGTTGTACGTCGCACGGATCGCCTGATTGATTCCCTTCACCTTCCGATCTGCCTCGCTGTACATCTCGAGCAGCGAGCCCGGCTGCTGATCAAGCTCAGGCCTTCCGGTCTGCGGGTCGACGAAGTATTCGCCTGCCCTGCCGTTGTCGGTCGTCGTCTTCCGCACTGGAACGAACAGTCCGCTGTAGGCTGGACCGAGCTGCGCCTGCACCTTCAGCATCTCCTCCATCCCGCCGGCGGCGTAGGCGTCCTTCAGCCGATCCTTGTTGCGCTCGACCTCCTGCACGTTCTCGTAGAAGCGCCGCATCTGGTCGCGCTCAGGAGCGATGTCGCCGGCAAGCGAGCGAACGATGGGGATGTCGCTGACCCGGATCTGGTCGGCGCCCTGCGCTGCGCCCTTGAGCCCGGCTCGCCACGTCTGGGTGATGATCCGGCCGATGCCGCCAGTCGCCTGCTCGAACATGAACTCGATGTCGTTCGGACTCATGTCGGTGATGGCCGGAAGCACCGACGGCTTGAAGTAGTCGTCGCCAAAGCCGAGGCGATTGAGCGCGTCGGCCACGAAGTGGAACGGGCCCGGCGTGCCGGCCATCGCCATCTCGCTGCGCGGCTGGTCGTAGCGGCTGAACACTTCGCTCGGCGAGATCGGAAGACCGAGGCTGTCCCTACCTGCTGCCATCTGCATTCCCATGTTGACGAGCGTCGGCCACGTCGCGAACTCCTCGCCGATGCCGACGGGCGACAGGGCGTCGATCACCGTCGACGCGGTGTGGCCAACGAACGATGCGACCGGGTTGCTGTTCTTTGCGCGGAAGTGCGGGGACGCCCAGTTCGCCATGTATCCACCCATGGACGGGAAGATGTTGAACCCGAACGGCATCGGGATTCCGGCGTAGAGCGGGCTGCCGTCATCCTTGAAGCCTAGGGGGATGACGAAGTTGCGGTTCTTGAAGTGCTGCGGGATCTTCTCCCACAGCGTCTCGGGATCTTCGTCGTCGCCTTCGCCGAACTTCATCATGCCAATCGTCGACGCGAGCATGAGCTGCGAGCCAGCAAGGCCGGCCAGTACGGCCTGCACCTTCGGCTGCTTCATCAGGCGAAGCGTGCGGCGCGAGCCCTGCATGGCCGCGTTGAAGAACAGGTAGAGCGCATTGATCGCCGAGCCGTAGGTGCCGCGACGGTTGAAGTTGACAGTCATCTCCTTCGCGTACTCGGCAGCCTTGGCGCGCGACCAGCCCTTGTCGCGACGGAGGTGGACGTAGGTCGCGAGGCGGAGGCCGTTCTCGATACCGTCGTTAACCGACTCGATTTTCTGCAGGACGCCAGAGCGGCGCGCCGCCTCGGCAAATGCCTCGACGCTGGAGAACAGTCGCTTCTGCTTCGCGATCTCGACGAGCGGGAGCATCGAGTTCTCGATCTCGCGCTGAAGCGTCTCGACGTCGCCAAGCGCAGACCAGCCCGTGGCAGCGCCAGCCTCCATGAACTCGCGCGCCCAGTCATCGAAGTTCTTGTCGGCGTCAGGCTTGCTAGCGTCGCCGCGATTCTCCTGCGACTGACGATAGGCAGCAGCGACTGCGCTGCCGTAGTTGCCGATGACCTTGCCGACGCTGGCGTTGCCAAGCTCCGATGCGATGCCAGTCATGCCCTGCATGATGTCTCGCATCAGGTTGATCGGCACGAATCCCGGGTTGAATCGAGTCAGCACGGCCGAGAGCCAGCGCGTCGTCCACCCGAGGTACTGCACGACCTGAGAGAGGCCCTCGGTCCCAGTGTTCTTCAGCGCAGCGACCAGCTCGGGGTGGTAGATCGCGACACGGTACGGCTGGCCGTTGTGCTTCACGATCACCGACACCTCGTCCTCGGCCTGCACTGCGGCGAGGTACACCTCGCCCGTCGACTCGTTGAACGTCGGCTCGAGCTTGACCGGGTTGAGCTTCCACAGCGCATCGTTCGGGTAGGACAGCACGAGGCGAAGCAGGGCGCGGCCGACTTCGGCCTTTCCTGCCTGCACGATGGCACGTTCGGAATCGCCGACAAGCTCAGCGAGGATGTTCTGCGGCGGCGTCTTGCGGCCGAGCGCGCGGCGCAGCCCGGGGTTGCCGGCACTCAGGCCCTGCCCCGTTCCGCCCACTCGCTGCTCGCCAGTGCCGTCCTTGCCGCGGAGCGGGACGTAGTTCTGGTACGAGCCGATGATCGCGTCGTGCGTCTTCTGGTCGATCTGGCCAGCTTCGAGCAGGGTGGCCAGCGTGTGGCGACGGATCGCCTCGACGCGACGCCCGATGGCCTCGAGCTTTGCCGTCTGCTCGGGCGTGAACTCGGCAAGGATCGTCGCTGCCTCGTCGGTCGAGAGGCCGCTGCCGTCGGTGACACCCGGGTTGATCGCGGCGATCTTCTCGTTCCTCTCCTTCGCATGCTTCGCCCACAGGTACTTCTCGACCTGCGCGTTGGTCATGCCGGAATCCTTGATCGCCTTCTTCAGCGGGTCGACGTGCTGCTCCTCGAACGACTTGATCCTGTCCGAGTTCTTGCCGTGCATCTGGTTCTCGGCGAGGTAGACGTTCTGCGCGTCCTCGATGACGGCGCCCGTCTCGCGAGAGATCTGCTCCTGCACATCGCGGAGGTCGATGAGCTTGTCCTGCGCGGCGCGGCGCAGCCGCCTCATCAGGCGATCCTTCCGCTCCATGATCGAGCCGCCAGTCCAGAGCAGGCTGCCCTGCGTGAACCCGTCGGCGGCCAGCTTCGACAGCGACTCGTTGCGCTTCTTGTACGCATTGATGATCTTGGCGTCGTTGCCTGCGCGCCAGTCTGCGATGGCCTTTGCTGCGAGGTACGCGCGCTCGGCCTGATCGAGCGACTCGCCGATCTCTTCCAGTAGAGACTCGCGCTCGGCAAGCGACATCGAATCCTCGCGACGCTCGATCTTGTCGAGCAGGCGATTGGCCTCGGCGGACTTGGCGCGAAGCTCGCGCTGGTCGTTCTCGAGCACGCCGATCATGTCGCGGATCTCGTCGTACCGCTTCAGAGCAGCGCGGTCGCCGGCAAGCAGGTCGCGACGCTCCGGGCCAAGCATCTGCTTCGCTTCGCGCATCTCTTCCGCGAAGTCGCGCGAGGTCGACACCTCACCGATCAGTAGCCGTGCGCGATTGGTCCACGCTTTGATCTGCTCGATGGTGACGTTCTGCTGCGTGAGCTGCATGGCGAGCTGCGACTTCCGCTCGCGCAAGGCCTTTGCCGTGAGGCGTGCCTCGACGGTTGGCGCGCGGGACTGGAGCGCAGGCTCAGCCTCGGCGACGACAGGCTCGGGCGCCGGCTCCGCCATAGGCTCGGGCTCAGCCTCGGCAACGACGGGCTCTGGTGCCGGCGGCGGCGCGGCGGCGCGGTCCTGCTCACGCTCGAACTCGATGTCGTCGCGCACCTCGCGGGCGATGTCGATCCCGAGCTGCTCGCGGATTGCCTCGGCGATGGCGTCAAGCTCGGCGGAGATCTCCTCCGCAACGATGTTGACCGCATCGAGCGCGGCCTCCCTCGTCGGCGTCCCTTCGGCGCGCAGCTCGGTGGCCAGAGTCCTGACGCGGTCGGCGTCCTCGACGTCGAGCAGCTTGCCCATTCGGACGATGCACTTGGTCAGGCCTGCCACAGTCCGGCTCCCTCGATGGCGATGATGGTCATGGTGAGGATCTCGATGATTTCCTCCTCCTCGTTGCGGGCTGCAGCGGGGAGGTTGCGCACAGGCTCAGGCCGGCGCTGCTCGGTGTAAAGGCGGCCGCCCAGTGCAACGACCGGCAAGGCCTCGGTGACGGTGACGACCGTCGGGTATAGGCCATGGATCGCGACCTGCCGGGCGTCGAACCCGATGCCCTGCACTGCGGTGGCGCGGACGTCGATCACGTCAGGTCCGTAGGACGATGGTCGTGGAGCCGGCAGCCGAGATGGTCTGGCTGATCGGCCCGGCCGTGCGGCCTGCCTGCGTCACCACCAGCGGGACGGTTAGCCCGTGCAGGGCGGCCAGCTCCTCGATCATGGCGCCGACGTCCCCGGTGAAGGTGTCGCCTGCCCCGGTCGTCTCGATGGTGACCTCGCCCCCGGATTCGCTGATCGACTGCATGACGTCGCCGGCGGCGCGCGTGGTCTGCGTCACCGAGAGGAACCCGCCCAGCCCGTGCAGGAGCCACACCTGACGCAGCAGGAGCGCCTGAGCGGCCGTGATGAGGACCGGGGCGTCGATGGCACCGTCGGCCGCGGCCGTGTCCGAGCCGGCCTCCTGCGCAGCCAGAGCGCCGATGATGCCCGGGGCGGTGATGGCGCCGTCGGCGGCGAAGGTGTCCGAGCCCGCTTCGGTGGCAGCCAGTGCGCCGGCGACCCGCACCCCGCCGCTGGCGGCCATGGTGTCGGATCCAGCCTCAGACGCAGCCAGAGCCCCGCTGACTGGCACGGCGCCCGACCCGGCGAATGTATCGGCACCGCTCTCCGTGGCAGCCAGAGAGCCGCGAACGAGGACAGAGCCCGTGCTAGCGAAGGTATCGGCCCCGGACTCGGACGCGGACAGGGCGCCCTGCACCACCACGTCGCCGTCGCCGGCGAAGGTGTCGGCCCCGGCCTCAGTGGCGTCGAGGCTGCCGGTGACGGCCGCGGACCCGCCACCGGTCGCAGCGAAGGTGTCGCTGCCGGCCTCGGCCGCATCGAGCAGGCCCTGAACCAGAACGTCGCCATCGGCCGCCGCGGTGTCGGCGCCTGCCTCGCTGGCCGAGAGCGAGCCCTGAACGATGACGTCGCCCGCGCCGGCGAAGGTGTCAGCACCGCTTTCGGTGGCAGCCAGAGGGCCCTTGACGATGACGTCGCCGGACGACGCGAACGTGTCGCTGCCGGACTCGGTCGCGGCCAGCGTGCCGGTGACGGCGCCGCCGCCAGCGGCCTTGGCCAAGGCGACGAGGATCGAGCCGCCGTCCTGCGAAGAGGTGACCGCGGCCTCGAAGCTGTACGTGCCGGCGACCGCCTCACGCTGGGCAACGGTTCCGGTCCATGCCGCGGCGCCGTCGTTAAGCTCGACCCCGGGGATCTTCGTGAACCCGGCCGAGTTGACGGTGTGGGTGACCGCGCTCGTGTTCTCGGCACCGACGAAGCCGACGAGGCGAGTGTCGCCGGTGGTGACGAGGTTGCCGGAGTTGTAGGGCGAGGTCAGCGAGGTGGCGCCGGCGTGCGTTACCGTCGCTGCAAGCGGGACCTCGACGACCCAGATCGACGGGAACGTGCTCGACGCGCCAGTCGCGGTGAACGTGTGCGAGCTGCCGCCGGTCGCGCTCGCGATGAACCACGCGCCGATGTAGTTGGAGATCGAGCCGCCGCCCGGCGACAGGGTTCGGATCGGCGACCCGAACGTGTTGCCCTTCGAGTCGGTGATCGTCGGCGGCGTGCTCGTCGTTTCCCACTGCGCGAACACCAGCAGCGCGGTGCTGCTCTGCGTGGTGATCGCTGCAGTCGTCGCGAACGTGTCGGCGTTGTAGCCCTTCGAGACGGATGCGCCGATGCTCGGCACGTCGAGCGCAGGCGCAGGAGCCCCGAAGAATTCGAGGTTGACGACGCCCGAGGCAACACTGCCATCCGTCCATAGCGCGGCGCCGCCGCGCGGATAGCGAGTGTTGAAGGTCGCGCTCACGGCGTCAGGTGGATCAGGTCGCCTTCACCACGGATAGCGCCCGTGGAGGTGGTGGAGCAGATCACCATGAGTTCGCCGCAAGCGTCGTTCGGAAACTCGGCCAGTCGGCACTGCGCCCAGTCGAAGCTGCCAGCGAGGTTCGCCGTGGACATCGGGAACTTGCCCTTGTGGCGGCGCGCGGTGAAGCCGACGTTGCCCGCCGTTCCGGTGCTGGCCGACAGGATCACGCTGTTGATGCCGCGGATGAATTTGCCCTGCTGCGCAATCGGGATGAACGGCGTCAGCGAGATCGAGCGGCCGATACGCAACGTGCCGCCGACCGCGATGTTGTTGAGGTTGCCCGTCGTGCCGTCGTTGTAGGTCACGTTGACCGTGGCGTTGGATGCCGTCGCGCCGCCGTCCGCATACACGTCGAGGAACCACTCGATGCCGGAGTAGTCCGCAGCGCCGAGACGCGCCGCCGGAGGCGCGAGCGTTTGCAGGTCGATGGGCAGGTTCGTCGTCTGCGAGGTCGTGACGTTCAGCACCAACCCGGCTTGATGCGCGATGCGGTCGCGCACGAGGAACGACATGCCGCTGTTGTTCGAGTTCGTGATCGCCAGCGAGCCGAGGAACGTGGACTTCGGCGCGGTCTGGTTGTTGAACGCGATGGCACCCGTCAGCGCCTTGGTGCAGAGCGCCGCCGTCGTCGGGATCGCGCCCTGCGCCGGCTGGCCCGTTGCGCGCCACAGCGAGTACAGCGTGCCGGCGACGCCGTTGGCGAGGCTCGCCTTGTCGATGATGAACGGTGACTTGTCGACCGCGAGAGCGCGGGCGATCTCGGAGGTATCGATAGCCATGACGGCCCCTTACGCAGCGTGCGTGATGACGGCGGAGTTGATCGTGACCGTCTGGCCGGCGGTGATCGACAGGCTGTCGAGGTTGATGTCCGATCCCGACAGACCGACCGTGAGGCCGGTGATGATGTCGGTGCCGCCGGTCGCGGTGCGGATGCGCGCGGCCGCGGCGGTGCCCGTGGCATCGGCCGAGGTGTCACTGCGCGGGAAGCCCGACAGCGTGAGAACGCCGGCGCCGGTGGCCGCGCCTGCGATGGGGTTACCGAGCGCGATGGTGGCCAGCACGGAGGCCATGCCGGTGGTGCCGATCTCGAGGACGGCGGTGGCGCCGGCTGCGGTGGTGACCGCGTTCATGCGCGCGATCTTGACGGCGTTGGGGTAGACGACAGCCATGGTTAGCTCCAGTTGAAGGTGATGGTCGCGCCTTGGATGGAGCCCTTCGCGTCACGGCGCAGGGTCATGTCCATGCCGGCCGGGCGCGGGCGCGGTGGCATGGCCGCGATCTGGTCGCGAAGGGATTCGATGGCGGCAGCGATGCCGTCGCCGAGAGGGGCCTCGACGCGGACGGGCTCGAGCGGCTTGGCCTCGGGCTCGGGCTTCGGCGCAGCCGGCGACGGCGGCTTGAAGCCGCGCGCCGCGAGGTTCGAGCTGGTGATCCGCATCGTTGGCTTCATGACGTCAGGCACCCGGCGAGTCGGTCGATGTTGTCCGCGCGCTTCTGCGCCAGCTCAATCAGGCGGAAGGCATCGCCGCGAAGCTCCTGCACCACGCCGTCGACCTCGACCTCCAGCACCAGCTCGCGGCCGAACAGCTTGCGGCGGAGGGTGTTGTCGATCTGGTAGGACGGCGGGCGCGAGATGCGTCCGCTGCGAACCGAAGGCTGGCCCGGCTCCGCGCGATTGTCCACCGTTGACGCGGCCCGGGACTGCAGCGGCGCGCTGACGACAGGAACCTTCTTCTTCAGCCCGTGCAGGATCGCGATCTTCCCCTCGATCCCAGACGGCGGCGGGACGACCATGCCGTCGAAGCCGGCGTCGTTCACCAGCTCCTCGAGGTAGTCGACGTTGGCGCCAGCGTCGGCGACGAAGCCACGCGGATCTGCGTCGTAGTCGTAGAGGTTGGTCAGCTTGACCGCGTAGCGGTTCGTGCCCGCGACGACGTCTTCCTTGGTCGGCGGGTTGCTGCCTTCCTGCACGTAGAAGTACAGGCGGCGCGCGGTGTCGCCCGGGGCGGAGCGCTCGCCGTACTGGCCAACGCCGAAGCGGCGGCGCTCGCCGCCAGCGGAGCCGGCGCCGGCGAACTTGCCGTCGAGCGAGGTAAGGTTTGGCGACCCGCTGTAGTGGATCGCCTGCGCGCTTACGGCGTCCCGCTGCTGCCGTCGCTGCCGGAACTCGGGGGCGTCTTGCGGGAAGCTCCGAGACTGGACAGGTGCGACCGCATCATCGCGTCGAACTCGTCGCTCTCCAGCGCCGGGGGCGCGGGACTGGAGGGGGCGGCCGTGCCGCTCGGAGAACTCTCGCTGGGCGCGGTCGATGCGCGGCGCGAGAACACGGTCGGCCCACTCGGAAGCGGGTCCAAACCCGGCTTCAGTAGCCGCTCGCCGATAACCTTGCCCATCGCTGTCACTCCTCCAGTCGTTTTCGATCAGCGCCCCATCAGCGCGGAAAAGCTGCAGCTCGATCTCGACGTCACTCGGCGTCGCCGCGGCTGCAACCTTGCCCATCTTGGCATGGAACTCGGGGTTCTGCATTCCGCTGAAGTTCAGGATTCGAACCCCGTCGGCGGCAGAGATCAGCGGCATGGCCTTGGCCGCCTCGGCGCCGAACTCGCGCTCGACCTCGGCCGCAACAGACAGGGCCTCCTGCGGCGTGAGCGGGCGGCCGATGCTGAGCGAGACGCCGTTGGCGTCGCGCTTGGTGGTGGCGTAGTCGGGGCGGTGCCAGCCCACGCCCTCCTGCTTCAGGAGGCGACCGAGGATTGCAGCGTAGGCGGTGACCATCCGCTGCGCGTCAGGGTCGACCATGTTGCGGTCGCTGTCGCTGATCTGCTCCCCGGCCTGCTCGCGAGCACGCAGCGACTTCTCGTAATCGGCGGGCTTCTTTCGCAGCGGGAGGCTGACCACGGACTGGCCGCCGGCCGCGACCTCTCCCTGCCACACGCCCGGGGCTGCGACATAGTCGGCCATCGGCAGGCCCATGTGGGCCGCCAGCATGTCCTCCCCATTCTTGCCGCGGAGCGCCGAATCGATGACGGCCTGATACTCGGCCTGAACCTCATACGGGGCATCGTTGACCCAGTCCATGCGGTCCTGCGTCGAGCGCCCCGGTCGCGCCTCCCAGCTCACCTGCCCGAGGTACTTGCTGATCGCGTCGGCGTAGTTGAACTCGCCGAACGACATCTGCTCCTTCGAGATGTTTCGCTTCAGCGCATCCTCGGTCCAGCGGTTGCGATGATTCAGCTCACCCTGCTTACTGGTGAATGTGCGCGACTGCCCGTTGATCACGAGATCGCCTGCAGCAACCGACTCCTGATCGATGCGTCGGTTGGCTTCGCGGTCGCTGTTCATTCGCGTCTTCAGCGAAACCCAGATCGCGGCCTGCGCCTGCTGCGGCTCCCAGCCAAGCTCCTTCGCGAGGCGGTTCGTCTCGATCTCGATGAAGCGGTACTGGCTGTCGTTCGGGGCGTCTGTGTTGAACTCCATCGCACGAGCCATCCACATGTCGCTCGTGACGCCCATCTTCTCAGGACCGTAGTTCTCCGGGTCAACCTCGCGCATGAGGTTGATGTAGAAGTTGTTCGTCTTCTCGCCGTCCCACGGCTTGCCGTCGCGGACGACTTCCTCGGCCTTCCGATCCTGCACGCCGGTCTTGACGTTGACAGGTACGCCGGCCTTGATCTGCATCCACGCACGCAGGGCGAACACGTAGTTAGGTGCGATGTCGGCCTGCGGCGAGTAGATGGCCAAAAGCTGGATGAACTTCCGTGCCTCGGCCTTGTCGCCGCCGACCATTCGAAGCACTTCCTTGCCGCTTCGCTCGTACCAAAAGCGGCCGTCTCCAGCCTCCGTGGCGAGAGAGCGAAGCTGCGCGCGTAGCTGCTCGAGCTTCTCCTCGGTGTTGTACTTGGGCGGAGCGCCGACGATGGTGCCGTTCTTGATGACGTGGTCGTAGACGGCTCCGGCGCGCGACGCCGCGTTCGTCTCGCCACGCAGCGCGTTGATGATTCGCGGCGACTGGTTCGGGGTGAACGTCAACACGCCGCCGCGGGCGATGCCCTTGTCGGTGATGCCTCGAGCCTCGAGGATCTCGCGCACGCGGGCAGGGTCGCCGGTGACGGACACGGCGCCAGTCGGGCCGACTTCATACGAGATCGATTCGTCGACGGCAGAGCGGCTCTGCATCGCCTGCCCGGTGGCGAGGCCATCCTGACGCGACGCGCGGCGCGCATCGGCGAGGAGCTGCGCCAGCTCGGCGTTCGTCATCTGCGCCGCGGCCTTGCCGAGCGCCGCCTTGATGGCGGAGATGATGCGGTCGACGATGCCCTTGGCCGACTTGCTTCCGGCAGCGCGCGCCGACGGGTAGCGCGAGAACAGCGCCTCGAAGTCACCGGTGACGACCGCGGCTTGGATCTCGACCAGCGCCTCCTCGGTGAACAGGTTCGGATCTTCGAGCGGCCGCGCGCCGGCGGCCCCGGCCTCGGCCTCGGCCTTGGCCTGCGCCCGCATGTCGTCGGCGATGGCCTTCACCAGCGGGTTCGTCGCGGCGTAGTTCATCGCGCCCGCGTACTTCGGCCCAAGCAGGGTGCGCAGCCCGTGGTGCCCGCTGTGCTCGTGCAGGAAGACCCAGATGGCGCGGGCCGGACTCGCGATCTGGTCGGTGAACAGGTAGACCTTGCCGTTGAGGTACAGGCCCTCGGTCTGGCCATCGAGCTGCATGGCCGCGACGGCGTCGGCGCCGAACGCGGCCTCCGGCGTGGCGTGGAACTGGACCGCCGACTCGGACAACCCCATCGCACGCATGGCAGCCCGGACGGCTACAATGGCGGGAGACGACGAAGGAGGATTCGAAGTGGCAGACGTATTCGACGGTGTGACCATCCCGCCCGCAGGCGGATCGACCATGTTCTTCGAGCGCAAGGACTCGGACGTGTTCGCGTTCGTGTCGCTGCGGCCGGTGGCCGAGGGCGTCAAGTTCTCGCCAGACGGAACATCGACCCCGGTATCCGGCGTCGCCGCGGTCGACTGCACCAACCCCGCCTCTTGGGTGCCGGTGTCGCGCGCCGCGTTCGTGTCGGCCCTCTCCAAGTTGTCGACGGTCGCGAAGTAAAGCGCCTCCATCTCGCTGACCGCTGCGTCGTACTTGGCCAGCTCAGCCGGCGTAGCGGTGCCGTCCCTCTTCTTCTGCTCCAGAGCCCGGACGACCTCGTAGGCCTTGTGGCCGGCGGCCTTCGCGTCGGCCATCGACTCGGTCATCAGCTGGATCTCAGCCTTCGACCCGCCCGGCATCTCGATGACGAGGTTGATGTCGCGATAGCCAGAGCCCTTGTCCTGCGTCCCGGCCGACAGGGCGTCCTTGTCCTTCACGACCTTGAACATCGAGCGGATCTTGTTCGCCGCGTCGATTGCCTGCTGCGGCTTCTCGAACGTCATCGTGCCGCGCATGACGTCCATGAGCCTCGACACGTCGCCCTTGTAGTCGGCGGCGATCTTTTGCTCAGCGCGCGTGCGCCCCTTCAGCGGGGCGATCTCGACATCGGCCCCAAACTCCTTGGCCAGCTCGCCCATCTGCTGCCTGTAGGCGGGAAGCTCCGCCGCCGCCTGCTCGTATGCAGCAAGGAGCTGCGCATCCTGCTCCGGGCTCAGTAGGCCGCGATTCTGGCGCCAAGCTTCCATCCCCTCGGGCGCCTCGACGATCCGAACCGGCATGTCCTGAAGGCCGATGGCCTTCGCTGCAGCGTAGCTGCCGTTTCCGTCCTTGATCGTGTACGTGCCGTCGCCGTTGTCGATGACATCGATGGCATCGCGGCGCGCGATGACGCCGGCGGCCGTGGCCGCCATGCGCTTCACCGCAGCATTGCCCGGCTCCTCGTTCTTGCTCGGGATCAGCGCCGACATCGGCACCGCCCGGTCTGCCTTATCCGGGCTGAAGTAGCGGAGCGGGCTATCGGCCGGCAGCTGCTCGGCCGTCGGCATCGGCAGCGTGTCGATGTTCTGCTTCAGGTACGGCTTCGCATCCTCGCCCGGCTCCATCGGCCGCACGTCGGCGGCGTAGCCTGTCTGCAGCGGCGAGACATCGGCATCGAAGTCGGCGCGCGTCAGGTTGCGCGGCGTGGTCGTTGGCGCCGGGAGCGGACCCCGGGACTGCGGAGTTGGAGCCGGCCCCGTTACCGCCTGAACCTGTTGAGGCCTTTCGGCCGACTCGGCGGATGGCGACGGGGCCTGCTGTTCGAGCTGCTGGCGGTACGCGGCGCTGGCCGCGTCGTTGCCGAGCATGATCTGGGGTGCGGCGCCGGCCTCTCGAAGCTGCGCCTCGAGGTCGTCTACAGGCTCCTCGCTGGGCGCCACCGAAGACTGGCTGGGCGCATCCACCTCGGGGGCTGCGGGCGCGCCCTGCAGGCTGCTGGTTGCGGACAGTGCGGCCTGATAGATGGCGCGGACGTCAGCCTCGCCCTGACCGGCCGGGTTGGCCAAGTCGGTCGGGATGGTGACGCGCTCCTCGGCGACCTTGGCCGGGTCACGCTCCGGCGAGATGAGCCCGACGCCGCCGCCCATGACGCCGCCAGCGACAGCCTCGAGGAACGCCGACGAGCCGACGCCCTTCAGCGCGTCCCCGGGCGCGAGCTGGCCAGCGTCGATCTGGCCAAGGTTCGAGGCGATGGCCTCGCCGGCGCCCTGCATGCCTTCGCCCGGGGCCTCCTTGAGGCCGGCACCGAGTGCCGATGCGATGCGTCCGGCGCCGATGCGGCGGCCGCCGGTGGCGAGGATCTCCTCGACCGGGGCGAGGCCGAGCTTCTGCGCGGCCGCGCCCGTGCCGGCGCCAATGGCAAGCCCGGAGCCGAGCGCGGTGTCGTAGCCCTCGCGAGCGAGCGCGAGGCGCGCCTGCTCCTCGGTGTATCCCTGCTGGATCAGGGCCATGAACTGGGGGTTCTCGGCGAGCTGCTCGAGCGGCGCCTCCATCACGGATTGGGCGACGTCGCGCGCACCGGACTCGGCGGCCAGAGCGCTCGTGCCCTGAACGGCCGCAGTCGTCGCCGCGCCTTCGGTCAGGTTCGCCGCCTTGGCGACGCGGCCAGCGGCCAAGGACGGCAGCAGCCACGCAGCAGCCTGCGGGCCAACGGCGCCAAGGGTGTCCCCCGGGTTATCGATTACGAACTGGGCAAGGTCGCCGACACCGCGGTCTGCGGCACGCGACAGCTCGAGTTCGTTGGCCAGCCCCATGTCGGACGTGAGCGCCTTGCGCGCGTCATCGATGCCGGACTCCATGCTGCGGGCGGCGCGGCTCGTGATCTGCTGCGCCGACTCCTGCTCAAGGGTCGGCCGACCTTCCGCAACGCGACGGCGGTTCTCCTCCTCACGCATGCGCGGGAGATCGCCTTCAATCGCCTCGCCGGTGGCGCTGGTCAAGGAGCCGATGCCGCGGTTGATCGCGCCGAACACGGGCGCCGTCGGCGTGTCGCCGCCGAATCGCTCCACGAAATCCCCGACGCCGCGAAGCGCGCTGCCGCCAACCTCACGAGCGCGAACAAGCGCGCGCTCGATGTTGTCGACTGGCGAGATGTACTCGAGCGCACTTGCGGTGTCTGCGGCGTAGTCGCCAAGGGCAGCGCGAATGCGGCCCGTCGACGTTGCTGCCTCGGGCACCTTGTCGGTCTGCAGCATGTCGACCGCGCCGGGGACCATGCCGGCAGCGGAGGCGGTAAAGCCAACGGCAGGATCGGCGACGCTGGCGCGGAACACGCCACGCTCCTCGACAATGAGGCGCTGATCGGAGCTGGCGATAGCCGACTCGATCTGCTCCAGGGTCATGCCGTCGGGGAACTCAGCGATCTTCCCGTTCGGCAGTTGAACCAGAATCGGCATTGTTTTTCCCTGTTAGATGGGTTCGAGCCTGTTGGTCTGCGGGTTGAAGCGCAGCTTCGGCTGCCCGGGCTGCTGCGGCTGCGGGCCTGCGACGCTGGTCGGCATAGCCGTCGCTGCAGGAGCCGAGCCAGCCTCCCTATCCCATGCCAGTGTGTAGCCCTTCAGCTCGCCAGACCTGAAGCGCGGATCATCGTTGGCGATGGAGACGACAGTCCCGTCCGGCGCACGCATGATCGTGTTGCCGGCGTTCTGCGGCGGCCGATACCTCGCACCAAGCTCAGCCTGCTCCTGCATGAGCCGGCGGCGGGTTTGCTCGTCGCGGCCTTCGCGAGCAATGGCTCGCTCTTCGGCGCGCGCCTCGGCCTCCATCTGCCGCTGCGTCATCCGCTCCTCGCGCGACAGCTCACGGTCGGCCTGCATCTGGAACGTCTCGCGCTGGAAGGCGCGGTCCTCGCCGCGCTCGCGCTGACGAATCGCCTCGAGGCGCTCCTGCTCAAGACGGCGCGCCTCTTCGGCACGCGCGGTCTTGTAGTTCTCGTTCAGCGCATTGCCAGCGCCGACAGCGAATCCGAGCAATGCGCGCTTGAGGTTCTTCGACATGGTCAGCCCGCCATCAGCCGGCGCTCGCCGCCGGGTTGCGGAGCAGGCTGCGGCGGCTGCCCACCTTGGTCAACCCCGGCCGGCGCAGCATCGGCGAACGGATCGACGCCCTTTCGGGCGCCCATCTCGGCAACGGTCTGCTTGGCTTCGTCGACCATGCCGCTGTCCTGCATCTGCTGCAGCATCTGCTTCGCAGCCTCTTGCTCGTCGCTGCCCGGCTTCAGGGTTGCGATGTAGCCATGGACAGCAGCCATCATCGCGTCGCCACGCAAGCCGTCGTCGTCAGCCGACTCGATGACGCCGACCGCCTCCGCCATGCTCAGCAGCGAGTCGATGATCTCGGTAGCAACGCCCATGATCATGTCGAGGTCGAACTCGATGCCCGACTGCGTGGCCTGCTCGGCGGCGGACTGCACCAACGCGAGCGTGGCGGCGCCGATGTCTTGGCCAACGTCCTGCGACTGCTTGAGCATCTTGACCATATCGGCTTCGGCCGGGCCATAGATGTGCTCCTTCAGGCCAGCAACCATCGTCTCGACGACTTCAGCGTCAGCGGACGAAACAGCCTCGTCTTCGATCTGGTTCTCGTCCATCTCAGCCTCCGGTTGCAGGGTCAAGCATCAGGCGGCGAGCGCCGCTCGGTGAGTTCCACGACGAATTGTCGACAGGCGTATCGAAGCTGACTTCCCCGGGGGAAAGTCCGCCGCCATTGTCCCGCGCTCCGCGACCCCAGTAGGCCAGCGGCTCCTGCTCCGCGTCATCCTGCTGCTGGCCTTGGAGCAGCGCCGTGGCCGCACCAAGACCGCCCTGCAGGAGCACGTTTCCTGCGGGCGTCTGCAGGAACGAGCCGGCGCGGCCAAGCAGCGTCGTTGGCGCGGCAGCTCCGCCAGCCGCACCCGGGACGATTGCATTCGTCGCAGCCGCTGAAATCTTCCCGCCAGTCGCCGCAGCCGTCGTTGCCTTGCCGGTAACAGCTGCCGCCTTTCCAGCGGCAGCTGCTGCCTTCCCGGTGGTGGCAACGGCCTTGCCTGCAGTGGCCGCCGTCTTGCCAGCAGTAGCGGCCGCCTTGCCTGCCGTTGCAGCAGCCTTGCCTGCGGCACCGGCCGTCTTTGTCGCGCCGGCAACAACGCCCTTCGTCGCGCCAGCAGCGGTGGCGCCAGCAGCAGTCCCGCCAGCGGCAGCACCAGCGCCGAGCGCACCTCCCGCCGCAGCTTGCGCGCCAGCGATGCCGCCGCCAGTTACTAGCGATCCTAGTCCGGCCACGCCAGCCTTCATGGTTGCGCCGATCCCGCCAAGCACCCCCTTTGCGGCAAACGCCCCCTTAAGTGCAGTCATGCCGCCGAGAGCCGCGCCAGCAGTGAACACCACCGCGGCTGCGACAACGATCTTCTTCCAGTGCTTCTTGATGAACCTGCCGACCTTCTTGACGGCCTTCTTGATTGCGCTCATTTCACACCTCGATTCGGAAGTAGACGCCGCCAGCCTTACTGAAGCCGACGCTCTTGAAAAGCCTATCCATCGCCGGGTCTTTGGAGATGGCATCGCTCACGCCCATGTCGATCCGGCGAACCTTGTGCTGCCTACTCCAATCGACGAAAGCACGAAGCAATGCGCGGCCTCCGCGATCAGCTACGAACACGAGGTCGCTCGCACAGAAGCCAGCAGACCAAGGCATGGGCATCCGCATTCCGACAAGGAGTCCGGTGATTCGCGATTCAACGCGCGACACGAAGACAGCCATTGTCGGATCTGCGAACGCCGCCTTGAGCGTGTTTCGCCAGATCACCTCGTTGTAGCCGGTCGCCTGATAGGTGACAGACTTCGCAAATGCGCGGCGGCTGTACTCGAGGATTGATGCCATGTCGTTCAAGCTGGCGCGAGAAACCTTCACGGGCGCTGCACCACTCGGCCGTCAGCGGTGATCATCAGGTTGGTTCCAGCAATCGGAGTGCCTTGCGCCGGCTGGGTGACAGGGGTTGTCGGCTGCACCGGCGTCGACGGAGTGGTCGGCGACGATGGAGGCGTGCTCTGGTCCATGACATACGGCGCGGCAAAGATGCGCGGCACGCCAGCTGAAAGGGCCGCATTCGTTCCGCTGTTTAGCGAATTGAAGATGGCCCGCGCGTTTTCAGCCGCCGCCGCCTGCTCTGCGGGCTTGAGGTTTGGGTTGCTGTAGATCGACGCAAGCGTCTGCGCAAGCTGTTGCTCGCGCGCAGCCATCATGTTGACGTAGCTTCCAAACCGATCCTGCGACAGTCGGTTTGCTTCGAGCGTGGCGTTCTGCTCGCGCGTCAGCCGATTTTCGCCACTGGTGAACTGCTGGTCGACAATCTGGCGAGCCATGTCCGCGCTGATCCCGCGCTCCTGCATGAGGAGCTGGACCTGACGCTGGCGCTCGTTCTGGTCGATGGTAAGCGCGCGATCCATTCCGGCCTGCTCACCTTGGAACGTGCGGTTTGCAGCGTTCTCGCCAGACGTGAAGCGGCGACCAAGCTCGCTCTCCTGAGCCTGTGCGTCGATGCCCATGGACTGACCAAACAGGTTGCGGCCAGCGCCCTGATCGGCCTGAACGTCCTCGTTCTGCGCCCGCATGTTTTCGGACGAGGTCTGGAAGTAGGTGTTGGCATCGCTCTGCGCGATGGGTAGCGCAGCATCGATGGCCGAACGCTCGGCTGCGCCGGCAGCCATCGTCGACATCAGCATGCCGCTATTCGACGCACCCTCACGAGCGCGAAGCCTTGCGCTCTCGATGTATCGGCCGTTCTCGTCGAGCAGGCGAGCGAGCTGCTTGCTGGTCAGCTCGGTGTCCTGAACCGAGCGAGTGACGGCCGCCTTGTCGGTTTCGGCAAGGCCTTGGCGCCAGTCGGCGATTTGGATTTTCCCGCCAGCGTATGCCGGAGGATCGCCTCCGGGCTGCGGCTTCGGCATCGGAATATCGCCGCCGGGGACGCCGGGGTTCTTCGGCATCGGCGTCTCGCCGAAGCCCGGCTGCGGCTTTGGCATCGGGATGTCACCACCGGGGACGCCGGGCTGCTTCGGCATGGGAGTCTCACCGCCCGGCTGCGGCTTCGGCATCGGAACGTCGCCCCCCGGGATGCCGGGGTTCTTCGGCATCGGGATTCCGCCACCCGGGATGGATGTGACCGTCGGGATCGGGGACGGAGTCGCACTGCCGAGCGGCTGCTCTTGCGGCAGATCGATCCGGTTGTTTTGCATCAACATCGCCATCTCGTCAGGCTCCGGTATCGCCCCAGCTGTCGCCGAGCGCGGTCACATAAGGTTCGATGTAGGCGAGGGTGTGGGGGGCCTCCTCGTCGGTCAAGCTCGAGATCTCGACCGAGATGTCGTAGCACTCCCGACCCATCTGGAAGCTGCCGTTCTTGCTCGAGCGTCGGCTGCCGTTCTGGCTCGTTGCAGGCTGGTCAGGCAGGCCGAGGGTGAACATCTCGGCATACCCGCTGGGATCTTCGCCATCGAGCCCCGCGCGCGCCTCAAGGCTTGCGTACCCACCGGATCCAGAGACGAACATGCGGTCGATCTTTTTGAGCTGGGACTGCGCGCCGAAGTTCATCGGATTGATCACGATCCTCGCGGGGATCGCCTCGCCATCGAACGAGCGGCCGACGTCAAGCTCGAAGACGTAGCCCTCCTTGCGCCCGGCAAAGGTGCAGAAGAGGCGCTCGCGCCCAGAGGCGTCGATGCCTGACCACACGCTGCGGATCGGGAGGCCGACGCTGGCCCCGAGGCGCTGGCGCGTGATCTCGATACCCTCAATGCCCATGGTCATCGTGAGCACGGCGCCATCGCGGAAGAAGAGGCGGTACTGGTTCTTCGAGCGGACGGCCAGCGCAGCGACTGGGCGGATGAATCGCTGCTCGTTGCTGATCGTGGCCTGCAGGCGCTCGCGCAGCCACGGCTCTACAGGCGACGACTGGTACTGGCGCGACGCGGGCTCGAACGATTCTGGCGTGTCGGCGGCGAAGAGGCCGAAGCTGTCGGCGATGATCGCCTTGCCGGGGTCGGCCAGCGTGTACTCGATGGCGCCGCGGCGAGACGACACGGTCTGGCGCGAGAACGACGAAGGCGACAGGCCGCGCAAGACGTAGGTGCTGGACTCGCACACGATGATCAGCGCATCGCCGCCGCCTCCGGTGAGTGCGGTGAGGCGGTCGCCGACCTCGAGCGCACCAGCGCCGAATGCGCCGCGCATCTCGTATGGCGCGCCGACGGCGCTATGCACGACCGCGCCGCTGAAGAACCCGAGCATGAGCAGGTCGCCGTGCTTGGCGATGTGACGCGGCACGTCCTGACCCGGAGACAGCGGCGTCCGCACCTTGATCAGGTTCACGCCATCGAACGCCATGGCCGGGCCGGCGCCGCTCACGCCATAGGCCGCGGCGTAGCGGTCCTGCCCGAAGAAGTTGTGGATCTGCCACTGGTACTGCGACCGGTTGTTGTCGACCTCGAACTGCCCGGGCAGGAAGATCGGCCGGTCGCGTGAGGCGACCAGACCAAGCTGGACGCCGCCCCCCGACGGCGCCGACCTGATCTGGTCGCCCACGCGGACGAGTCGCGGCTTGGCCGAGTTGGCCGCCGCGGAGATGGTGAGGTAGCCGGAGGCGCTGCTCTGTCCGGCGTCGCCCTCGAGGATCTGCACGTTGATCAGCGTCGCGACGACATCGCTCGTGCCGTTCCAGATGTAGATCGGGCGGCCGGCGCGCTCGACGTAATGAACGCGGACAGAGACGTGGTCGACGGTGGCGACGATGGCGTTTGCCGGGTTCGAGCGACGGACGACAAACAGGGCGCCGAACGACGGATCTTTGACCGCGGCCGCCGTGATCGACTCGCTGCCCCACAGGTCGGACGCGCTTCCGTAGGTCTTCAGCGTAAGCGCAGTGTCCCACTCGGTCGAAGCCTTGTTGTCGACGCCGCCCGAGATTCCGGTGAGGATGACCGTCTCGTCGATGGCCTTGTTGCCGACGTTGCTCTGGCGTTCGATGCGGACCTCGATGCCGACGATCTCCGCGCCGTCAGGCACGGAGCTGAAGTTGAAGTTGCGGCACCAAATGGTCTGGCCGTCGACGCCGCTCAGGCTGGCGGTCGTGCCGTCGTCGGCATTGATGTTTGGCGCAGACGTGGCATTGATTTCGCTCGTGCCAGCAAAGGTCCACGCGGTGACCTTGACGTCGCCCGGATCGATGTTTAGCGCCCGCGGCGTCGACTGCAGGCCTGACGTGCCGTTGGTGAACGCCATCTCGCGACCAAGATCGACGCGCTCCCAGCCAGAACTGGTGCTTCGCCAGAGCGCGGCAGGCGTGACCTCGGCCTGCAGCACGACGTCGGAAAGGTCCCCGGGCTCGGGCGGCGCAGGGGCGCCTGTGTCGCTTTCCGCGAGGGACCAGAAGTAGGGGGCAACGCCGCCGCTGACGCTGAGCCCGTCGGCGTAGCTGATCGACGTGAAAGCCGAGTCGAGCGAGCCAGTGACCGGGAGGCTGGTGAGGGTCGGCGCGCCGATGCCGACGGCGTCAGTGCCGCTGCCGGGGACAGGATCGTAGGCGATGTACCCGCTGCGGTCGCCGAGCACGCGCACCTCGAGGATGCGGTGCTCACTCGAGCCGATGGTGATGAATAGGCCTTCGTCGGCGTCGGTGTAGTAGCCGTTCTCGAAGTACACGCGCGGCAGGTCGCGGATCGCGTACACCTCATTGCGCAGAAGGAAGCCACCGAGAATGTCGCTACCCGGCCGACCCGGAACCGTCTCGATCTGCGCGCGGCGTGCGACGGCTAGCTGCTTCAGCGCGTAGTCGAAGTCGACCTGCTGGCCGAGCGGCCGCTCGAGCGAGGTGAACGACGTGCAGGATGCGGTAGCCAGCGTGTCGAGGTTGTTGAGCGTGTCAGGCAGGATTGGGTCACCCATTCCGCCAGCGAACGCGACGGAGATGAGCGTGGAGGCCGACCCGGGAGCGACCTCGGTGACGTACCCAGTGATGCCCTCGTGCGCCTGCTGGGGCGCGCTGATCGCAAACTGGACCCGGTTGCGGACGGCGAATAGGCCGGACAGGTCGGTGCAGGTGAGCTGCAGGATTCGGAACTCGGCGACGCCGGGGCGGCCGTCGAATCGCTCGAATCCGTCGATTCGCGTGTAGCCGCGGCGGCTGGCCACCTCGTAGTTGAGGCAGTCGGCCAGCGTTCCCGGGCGCGTGAGCGGGGTCGGCGTCGTGAGGTCGAGGCCTCCGCTCAGGCCTACCGCGGTCTTGCGGCTCACGGCGTTCCCTCTGGGACGATTGCGTCAGGGCCTTGCGCGTTGTGCAGCTTCTGCATCTCGCGGCGGAGCTGCAGCATCGACGTCTGCCGCAGGCGGTCTGCGCCGTCACGCGTGGTGCAGTAGTAGTGGCAGATGGCCCACCAGACGATGGCCATGTGGTGGCGGCCGGGGGCGATTGGCTCGTCGTTGTTGTCAATCAGCGACTGATTGGTTCGCCGATAGTTGAAGCGCAGCGTGTACGGGAGGTCGGCCTTGAGGTCGAACCGCAGGCGGTTGTCCGGCAACACGGTGAAGTTGGCGGGCTGGCCCGGGCCGCGCTCGCCGCGCTCGAGGTACGACTGCGACCACGATGGATGCGGAACAAATCGTACCGTGATCTCGTCGGCGATGCTGTCGCGGTACATGGTGATGAATCGGCCGCGACCGTCCGACTCCGAAAGCACGATGCTGTCGAAGTCGGGGATCGCCGTTGGATTTGCGGTGTCGGTTCCAGCAGCCAGCGTCAGCGTGCCCTCCCTCCACATGAATCGCCACGCGGGAGATTCGTTCTGGATGTCGAGCCATGCTTGCGCGATGAAGAACACCAGCTCGTCAAGCAAGCCCTCCTGACTTACAACCGAGGCCGGCGCAGAGCCGAGCTTGTTGTTGTCGGCGCGGAGGATTCGGTGCATTGCCTGCACGAGCTGGAGGTAATTCATCGTCAGGCCTTCGCGCTTTCTGCGTCTTCGACGTCTGCGTAGCCGAACAGGAACACGAAGATGTCGGCGCGCATTTCGTCATCGGTCTTGCTGACTTCGATGGCGCCGTTCTTGTTCTTGATCGGGATCTCGAGCAGGCCGCAGACGGTCTGCAGCTCTCGCGTGTTGAGCTTCTTGAACCACGAAGGCGGGTTCGCCTGATACCACTCGGTGATCGAGCCGGCGAGATCCTTCGTCTTCGGATCGACGCCGTGGTACTCGACCGGGATCGAGTTGAACTCCCACTTCGTCGTGATCTCCTCGGTGCCGTCCGGCTGCTTGATGCGCTCCTGCAGGACAGTGCGCGAGCGGCGGTCGCGGAGGATCTGGTAGATCGGCTCGGGGACCGAGTGGACCTCGTTATACGGCAGCCAGAAGGTGGCCTTGCCGTTCCAGCCGATGGGCTCTGCTCGCCCGAGCTTCGTGCCCGGCGGCGGCGAGAGCTTGAGCAGGTGGCGGCGGCCGCCCCACTTGCCGTTGATCGAAAGGTTGTAGTCCGGGCGGATCTTGCTCTTCGCCACGGCAGTTGCCGGGCGGTTGCGGGTCGGCGCGCCGGACGGGTCCGTCATGCCGAGGTGCTGCAGCAGGCGCTGGCGAAGCTTTTCCTGCGTGTCGCTGTCGCCGGTCTGGATCTTGAGGTAGCCGCAGAACTCGAGGAGATCCTCGGTCGTTGACGTCTCGAAGCGCCGAGCCTTGGCTTCGCGAATGAGTGGTTCGATGGTGCTGGTGGACATCGGGATCTCCGGGTGCGAATGCGGGAGCGGCCCCTTGCGGGGCCGCGCCCGAGTCTATCGCCCGGCCACGAGGGCCGTCAGCAGGTTACGGAATGTACGACTCGACCACGAAGGTGTGGGTCACGGTCGCGACTTCCGCGGCGCCGGCGGTCGGCGTCAGCAGCAGGTCGTCGCCCTCGGCCGCAGCGGCGGCGGTGGCGACGGCATCAGCTGCCAGCGTGAACGCGGTGCCGGCCTGCAGGCCCGTGCTCGCCGAGGCGAACGCGGTCGGGGCCGAGGTCCAGCCGAGGTTGAAGGTGAAGTCGTTCGCCGAGTCCGGGTCGGCCGAGCGGGTCGCCGCGAAGCGCAGCAGGCGCTCACCGGCGAGGAAGCCACCGGCGATTCGCAGGATGTCGTTCAGGGTGGCCGAGGCGTTGAAGGTGATCGCACCAGTGTACTGGGCGAAGCGGATCACCGTCTGGCCGCGGCGCTCGGCGTTCGGGCCCGAGTAGATGCGGGCCGCACCGGCGTTGGCATTCGGCGGGAGCTGGTACAGGTTCGAGAAGATGGCGGGCATGGTCGTGCTCTCTGTCTTGGTGGATGAAGGGGTCGGTCACCCGGCCCCCGTTTCATCAGGCGATGTTGTCGGTCACGCCCGTTTCGATGCGGACGACGTGGAGCTGCTGGAGGATGACCGGGCAGTCCCACCAGCGGCACGACACCAGACGACGCTGGTTCGTCGGGTCGGACTTGTCGGCCTTGTCGAGCACGTTCATCTCGACCGCACCGAGGCCCGACGAGGAGGCGCCGCGCAGGTTGCACTTGCCCAGAGCCTCGGCACCGAACAGCAGGTACGAGTAGACGTCGACGTTGACGCCGCCGGCCGAGCGCATGTTGGTCGCGCCCACCGCCGCGCCCTCGCCGAAGAACGGCTCGAACTCGGGCGAGGTGATGAACACCACGTCGTCGACCTGCCCGAACACCTGCGGGAGGCTGACGTTGGCGCCACCCATGGCCGGCTTGGCCACGAAGCCCGGGAGGTTGCGGATGTCCGGACGGGCGTCGGTGTGGGTCAGGCAGAGGAACGCGGCCTCGACCGGGACCGTACCTTGGTTGACCGAGCCCTTCGACATCGAGGTGATGTACGCGGCGCGGTTGTTGTTCAGGGTGCGGACGCCGACGCGCAGGCGGCCGAGGGTGATCGGGCCGTTGACTTGGTTGCGCGCGGTGTGGGCCGCGGCGTTGAAGATGCGCTGCGTGCCGTTGCGGAACTCGAACCACGCATTCTTCTCGCGGGTGCGCTTCATCAGGTCGACGATGCGCTCCTTCGAGTCCATGAGCACGTTCGACTCGCCCAGCTCAGCCTGACGGCTGGTGACGGCGAACGTCTCGGCGAACTCTTCGAACGTGGCGGTCACGTTCTCGTAGGTCAGGGCGCGGGCCGCAGGGTTGATGCCTTCGGCGACTTCGGTGAGGCGCGGCTCCGGGGTCACCGAACGCTGCATGTTCACCGTCTCGTTCTTGTTCATCGGCACCGGGATCGTCTTCACGAGGCGGTCGAGGACTTCGACCACATCGATGGACTTCAGGATCTTGCCGAGGTTGTAGACGTTGGTCGGGTTGCCCGAAACCGGGCTGCTGGGGACGTAGCTCTGGATGGCCATGGTGGTTGCCTGTCAGGTTGTTGGTCAGTCGTCGGAGTTGAGGCCGGCTTGGAAAGCCTGATCCGGGGTCATCGCCTCGACGGAGCGTCGAACGGGCGGTGCAGACCGGATGCTCGGAGCGGCTGCGAGCGCGAGGCGGGCGCTGGGCGTGGTTGCCGGCGCTTCCGCAGCGGGCTTGCTGCGCGTGATCCCGTGCGCGTCCTTGAACTCGTGGAGGATCTTCTTCACGAACGACGGATCGGAGAGCTTGCGATTTGCATAGGCCTTGTCAGCGAACGCCGATTGCACGACGTCGAGCTGGGACGGGAGCCACTGCGTATCGAACCAATTCTCGAACCGCGGATCGCTGTCGATCTGCTGCCAATCGGGATGCTCGCTCGCCAGATCGTTGATCGCTTCAGCCATCGCCGCTTTCGCGCGCTGCTGGGTGAGGTCGTGGATGACGGGTTCGAACTTCTCGATACGGCCCGCGAACTCTTGGGTCGCACGTTGTGCCGTCTGCTGCGCGATCCGCTCGGCGGCCTTGATCGCGAGTCGCTGGCCACGCTCCCACAGGGCAGCGTCCGTCGGGAACGTCGCTGCGTACTCCTTCCACTCGGCGGACTGCAGGTAGGCCTCGAGGGTTTCCTCGGGGGCTCCCTGTCCCTCGGTGGCCGGCGGTAGCGCTGCCGGCTGCGGAGTCTGGGGCGGTGCCTGCTTCTCGCGCGTCTCGTACTCGGCGAGCTTGCGCTGCAGGTGGGGCAGCTTCCCAGCCATGCTGGCGTAGTCGTTGCGGGTCTTCGCAAGTTCCGACGACAGAGACTGGTTCTTCGACTCGATCTCGCTGGCCCGGTTCCGAAGCCCCTCCACGTATGCGCGGACTGCCTCGGGAAGCGACGCGACGATCTCGTCGTCGGGGTCAGGCTGTTGCGGGTCCGCGGCGGTGTCAACACCCCCTTCGTCGACAGGGCCCTGATCGTCCTGAGCCGGGTCGTCGCCGGGCGGCTGGCCCTCCTGCGGCTGGTCCTCGGGCATGTCGTTGCTGTCGGCAAGGGCGGCGAGGAAGGCCTCGTCGTCGTTGGCGAACTGCGGGCTATCGGGATCAATGTTCATCGGGGGTGTCCTCGTTGATGGTTTGAAGCAGCGTCTTCAGCTCGGCGATGCGAGCGCGGATGCCGGGGACTTTCTCCACGGGATGCGCGTCGCTCTCGAGCTGAGTGCGGTGCGAGTGAAGCCGGCCCTCGATGTACGACACGAGTGCATCGTGCTCGGGGGTTCCTCGGCGGATCTTGTGGCGAAGCGTGCTCATGCGAGGCGCGGGCCCGGGCTGGTGTTGGCCTCGACCTTCGCTTCGAACTTGTCACGCTCGATGTCGATGGCCTTGTCCTGCGCCTTGGCTGCGATACGCATGCCCTCGCGGCGAGTCTCCTCGGACTCGCTCTGGATGTTCTTCTCCATGTCGGCGGCCATCTCGCGGATGCGGAGCTGCGCCTCGCCATCGAACTGGGCGAGCACGCCCTGCAGCGTCATGGCAGCCTGACGCTCGCGGCTCTCGCGGTCGGCGATGCCGGCCTCGAAGCGGCGCTGGCTCTCGGCGTCCTGCAGAGCGAGCTGGCCCTGCTTGAACGCAGAGTTCGTCTCTGCCTCCATGGTGCGGGCGTCGGCCATCTTGAGCGCAGCCTCGGCGCGCATCGTGTCCGCATCGGGCTGCGGATTCTTCGCGGCCTCGGCCTGCTTCGCCTCGTACTCCTCCTCGGACAGGAGGTAGGTGGTCGAGTCGAGATCCATGACGCGCATGATCCCCTCGGCCCACGCCTGCTCCTTGAGGCGGCCGGCGAACATCGGGTTCGACTGGAACAGGCTGAGCGCGTTGAGCAGGTGCTGCGCTTGGATGTCCTTGACCAGCAGGTGCGACGACGCGCGGGCGTTGACCTTGTAGTCGCCCTTCGCCTCGTCGGGGCCGTAGGTCATGTTCCACTCGTAGAAGTCGCTGATCATCGGCGTGGTGACGTTGTCGTCCCACCGCATGGCCACACGGCGCTGCACGATGTTCGCGGCGTTCATCAGCATCGCGAGGCCGGAGCTGGTCGGAACCGCCTGCGTCGGCTCGCCCTGCGCGATCAGCGGGAGCATGACCTGCTCCTCGGCGTTCTTCTTCGCGCGCTCGTAGACGGGCAACAGGGCGGCGAGGTTGTTCGGGACGACGAACGTCTGGAACGCCTTGTTGACGTCCTCGATGTCGTCGTTGAACGCCCACACGCGCGGGCGGGTGAAGCGGAAGTCGTTGGACTGGCCATTGGGCCCGAAGGGCACGAGGGCGCCCTTGCGCACCGCGATCTGCACGCCGGACGACATCATCGCGTTGAGCAGGATCGTCGACCACAGCATGCGGACGTTGCGCTGCGGATCGCGCAGCAGGCTCGTGATGCTGCGGCCGAACGGGCCATCGCTGCGCTCTTCGATGGTGAAGAACTTGTACATCTGCGAGCAGTGGTCGATGGGACTGATCGCCACCTTGAGCACGATGTTGTTGCACATCCACACCGAGCAGTTGACGTGGACCGCGTTCGATTCCTTCACTGCGTTGAGGATCTCGACCTTCTGGTCCTCGCCGATCTTGTTCTCGAACAGGAGCTGCTCGACGAACACGAGCAGGGCGTCGGCCGGCATCTCGCCGTCGTAGCTCACGACCGGGTAGACCTCGTCCTGCCGAATGCCGGTGTTCTTGTCGAGGAATCGACGCATGCCGACGACCGAGGTGCCGAACGTCGTCCACGAGGGCGGCTGCTTGAGGGCGCGCCCCACCTGCTCGGCGCTGAAGCCGGGCTGGTTGCGGAGGTCGGCGAGCTTCTTGCCCGTCATCTCGTGCAGCTCGAACACGCCCGGGCAGTCTTCGATGCGGCGGCACGGTAGCGGGAAGATGTTCCACAGATCGCGCTTCTCGACGCGCGGCGAGGTCTTGTCCTCGACGATCTCGGACTTGAACCCGGACTTCGCGGAGTAGCGGCGCCGCTTCGACGTCTTCGCGAACGGGCCGCGCATGACGCCGGTTCCGAGCTGGCACGCCTCGAGGATCGCGTTGCGACCATGGGCGTTGTAGTGCGACTCGGTGAGCTGGTCGTCCATCTGGCGGCGCATCTTGCCCATGCGCTTGTTGGCGATCTCGCGGATCAGGGCGTCGCGCTCGTCTGGCGGCAGGCCGTTCTCGGCCATGCGCCTATCAAGCTCGGCGAGAACATCATCCGGAAGCTCGGGCTCTGGCGTTGAGTCGATGTCCCAGTTGCGGTCGTTGGTCGGGAACAGCATGTCGCCGAGGCGCGAGGCGTAGGTGAGCACGGCCGGGCGCGTGATGTTGTCCGAGGCCGACTTGTACTCCTCGCCGGTCGACGAATACTGCTTCGTCTCCGACTGCTCGTTGGCGTCGGGGTCGCCGTTCTCGTACTGGCGCATGTCGGCCACCCACTCCATCTCGAATGGGCCGCGGAACGTAATCGCCTCCTGTAGGCGCTGCGTCATCAGGATGCCGATGCCGTCCATCGCCGAGCGGCGCGCGGCGCGGACGGCTGCTTGGTCAAGCTCCTGTGCTTCGCCGTCCATCTCTCCTTCGGCCGCGGCGCCAGTGGCCTCGTCGACGATCTCGTCTTCCATGGCCTGATCGAGCTGGGTGATGTTGTTCGACTGCATGGCAGATCCTCAGAAGGTGATGTTCGAGACGATGTCGTTGTTTCGGCCGGACGGCTTCATCTTTGCGCGCTTGATGTCGACGATGGGGTAGCGCGTTGCGTCGAGAAGGTGATCGTTCTCTTTCACGATCTTGCCTTTGTCGTTGTAGCGGTAGCGGCGGTACTCATCGAGCCACTTGGTGCAGGTGCTGAAGATCTTCAGGCGCCCCGAGTCCAGTCGCGAGTAGACCTCTTGCACGCCAATGTCGACTGAGCCCTTCCCCTTGTTCGGCAGGTGCATGTCGACGCCATGGCCGCGGTACTTGGTGATGATCTGCTTGCCGTCGCTTTCGATCTGGCTGCTGTCGCCAACGAACGGAATCCAGCCACCCCGCGCCTTGAGCGCGTTCGCATGCGACTCGATGGGCACCTCGCCGCGCTTGTACTCGGCATAGACGTAGGCGATGTCCTCGTCGGCGTCGTGGGCGATCCAAACCGCGGCGGTGTTGTAGAAGCCGTGGTCGAACCCGCCGATGCGACGGAAGTGCGCCGGGATCTCGAACGGGCGGACGACGATGAACTCTTCTTCCACGGGGTACACCATGCCAACGCCGGAGGTGGGGATGCCGCTCTTACGCGCCTTGCGCATGTAGGCGGGGGTTTCGGCGAGGGTATTGCGCTTCCACTCCTCGTCCAAATGCGGCACGTCGTCCCAGTCGCAGGAGACGGTGAAGCGGCTCGCGCCCTTGCGGTTGGCCTCCTCCCACCCGAGGAAGTTGTTGACGACCTCGGTGTAGCCGGACAACGGCGTGTAGGTCAGCAGCATGCGGCCGTCGACGCCTCGGCCGCGCTGCACGTTCTCCTGATGGATCGGGCCCGGCGGCTCCTCGTCCTCCCAGATGAAGGGGAAGTTCGTGCCTTGGAATGCCTTGCGCCCCTGCTCGTAGGCGCGCAGCTCGAGCATCGACCAGTCGCCGCTGACGTGGCGCACGGGGCAGAAGTCGACCGAGCCGTTCGTGTTCTGGACGATCTTCGGCACGCCGAGCAGGTGGCGCGGGATCAGGCCTGAGCCGAACGCCTCCTTGCCCTCCTTCGCGAAGTTGCCGAGCAGGACGTTCTGGATGATGTCGCGCACCGTCTCTCGCGTGTCGCCACAGGCGCGGATCGGGATCGCGCGGTCGTAGCGGAGGAACCCGTTCTCCTCGGTCCACCATGGCGGGTAGACCCCGGTCAGATGGCAGGCGACCTCGAACCCGCCCATGCCGTAGGTCTTGCCGGTGCCGTTGCCGCCCATGAAGCAGCGGTGGCGGAACCGCTTGCCAGCCGCGAACATCTCGAGGTGCTTCGGGTACTTGTCGATCCCGAACGGCCCGGGCTGGTACATCCGCTCGATGCGGTTGTACTTCCGGTGGAGCAGCTCGGCCTCGAGGAGTGTCTCGAGATCCCAGTCGATGATGTCGGTTACCGAAGCCACAGTTGCACGATCCCCAGTACGGGGTCGGCCACGCCATCGCCGCCGACGCCCAGAATGTCGCAATAGGTTGCGACCCGGGATGCTGCCGGAATCGATAGCCAGCCGCTATCGTTTACACCCGTGGCGGCCATGGGCATGGAAACCGCACCAATCGCGCTGTACGCCCCGCCCGTCAGCGGGGTGGCCAGAGCCCCGTACAGGCGGAGCGTCGAGCCCGCGGCCCCGGCGTTGGTCACGGCGGCCGTGATCCGGGCCTCGCTGTAGGACGAGAGGTCGATCAGCGTCGCCCGGGCGCCGGCGGCGGATCCGAACAGGGGCGTGGCCGCGGCCGGCTGGTTGACCCACGTCGTCGGCACCGTGCTCCACGCGATGACCGTCGGCCGCTCGCGCATGAGCTGGAGCAGCCCCTCGGCCTGATCGCGAGTCCAGCGCCGCGCGTCCAGCAGCTGGCGTAGCCGCTCCATGTCAGAGCCCGTTCTCGTAGTTCAGGCTTGCGCTGACGTCGGCGGTCGCCGTGCTCATGGCCGCGTCGGTCACCGTCACCCGGAAAACGGCGGCCGTTGTTCCGGGGCCAACGGTCCCGCTGAACGCGGTGGTGGCCGAGGAGGGGCTGGCCGCAGAGATGAGGGCGCTTCCGCTGATCCTCGCCCACGAGTACGTGTACGGCCCAGTGCCGCCGCTTGCGGTTGCGACCGTGCTTGGGAATGTCGAGACGAGCGCCGTCGAAGGGCCGCCCGGATCAAATAGCTCGCCGCTTGCCGAGGAGCTGTTCAACGACACCGACAGTGCCGCGGTGACAACGATGGTCTGTGCGCTTTCCGCGGTGAAGCCCTGAGCGTCGGTGACGCGAACGGTAAAGCTCGACGTTCCACTTGCAGTCGGCGTGCCGGTGACGGCGCCGGTGCTGCTGTTTAGCGTCAGCCCAGACGGCAATGCGCCGCTGGCCAAGCTCCAGACGTTGCCGCCGTATCCGCCCGAGGCGGAGAGTGCGGAGCTGCTGTACGACGCGCCCTGAGTTCCGCCCGGCAGTGTCCCAGTGATTGAGAGGTTGTTTCGGTAGGCAATCGTGCCCTCGGTGTCCACCAAGTTTCCTGCGGCATCGACGTAGCGGATGGTCAGCGTTCGGTCGGTGTAGTCGGTGTCCGTCGGGGTTCCGCTCAGGCTGAAGCTCACGCCGCCAGTGAACGCGATCCCTGACGGCGGCGTGCCGCCGATCAGTGAGAACGCGCCCGGGGTGTGATAAGTCGACGGCGCAAGCTGCGTCGTGTCGTAGGCACGAGTACGCATTGCAGGCGGGAAGGCGAAGGTGAACGCCGGGAAGTTGCGGTAGATGATGTTCGCGCTTGCGTCCGCCGTCGCCCCAAGTGCGTCGGTGACCCGGAAGGTGAGGGCGCGAGTCGTGTACGAGGTGTCGGTCGGCGTGCCGGTGATCTGCCCCGTCGACGAATTGATCGTCAGCCCGGAAGGCAGCGTCCCAGAGATGATGCTGAAGTTGAACGGGCTCTTGCCGCCGCTTCGGCCGACAGTGACCCCGTAGGGAACGGTGCGCGTCGCTCGAGCGAACGGGCCAGCGTTCGCGGTGAGTGTGACGTAGACGTTGTTGACGGTGACCGTGACGTCGAGCGTGTCGCTGCTCGTGCCATCCGTTGCGGTGACTCGGAACACCGCGGATACACTCGATCCCGGGGAAACCGTGCCGACAAAACTTGTCGCGAGGGACGTCGGCGCACCGGCGCTGATGGCCGTGCTGCCGGAGATTCGAGCCCACGAGTAGGTGATTGTGCCGCTTCCACCGCTCACGGTGACGCCAGCGTAGGACGGCGTGATGGAGAACGACGAAAGCGTCTCGACGTCCTGAGTGTTCGACGTGATAGATCCTGCGATGTCGACGGGCACGTAGCTGCTGCTGATCGTCAGCGTGTCGGATCGCGTCGCCTGAGCGCCGCTTGCGTCAGTGACGCGGATCGTCAGTGCCGTAGAGCTGACACCGGTCGGCGTGCCTGAGATGACGCCCGTGCTCGAGTTCAGGCTCAGGCCTGCCGGCAGGGAGCCCGACGTGATGTCGAACGTGAATGGCGAATGGCCGCCGCTACGCTCGAAGCCGTCGCTGTAGGAGCTGCCCTGCACGCCAGCGATAAGCGCGCCAGAAAGCGCGAGAACATCGGCGTAGCGGATCGTGTGCGTGCTCTGTGCCGCCGAGCCGTTGGCATCGACGACGCGCACGGTGATGGTGCGGTCGGTGTAGCTCGTGTCCGCCGGCGTTCCGGAGATCACGCCGGTGCTCGTGTTGATCGAGAGCCCCGTCGGCAGCGTCCCCGACGGAATGGACCAAACGAATGGCGCTGTGCCATTTGCTCGAGTGAGTCCACTGCTGTATGCGACGGTGCGATTGGCGAACCCGGCCAGTGTGCCGCTCAGGCTCGGCGGCGTGTACGCGGCAACGGTGATCGACGCAGGCACGTCTCGCAAAGATCCCTGCGAGTCGCGCACTCGCAGGGTGAAGCTGTACGTCCCGGGCGCCGTGGGGACGCCAGAGATCTGCCCGGTGAGGGGGTTGAGCGCGAGTCCGGGCGGCAGAGGCATTGCTTAGATGCCCGGCTTGACCAGCGTGACGCCGACGTAGTTGGTGTCGGTGACGCCGCCATCAGCATTGAGCTTGGTCGCGAGGGTGTTGAGGGCCGTCTCGATGGCGTTGAGGTCGTTGCGGATCGAGTCGGTGATGAGGCTGATCTGGCGTTCCTGCTCGCCCGGGAAGTGCTTGGAGAGGCGGGCGCGGACGTTGGCTTCGGTGAGCATTGCAGTTCTCCTCCGGCAAGAGAGAAGCGGCCTTGCCCCGGGGCCGGAAACCCAAGGGCAGGCCGAGGATCAGGAGGCGTCGACCGCGGCGAAGACACCAGACGGGCTGGCGGTGGCCGCTTTGGCGAGGCGGTACATGGGGCCGACCGGCAGCGACTGCATGGGCTGCGTGGCGGTCAGGGTCACGGCGGCGCCGGCGACGGAGTACGGCACTTCGGCGTTGCCGCCGAGGACGAAGATGCCAACCGTCTCGGCAGCTGCCAGACCGGTCGCGAACACGAGCACGCTGTCGTAGCTGTCGGTCGGCAGGATCAGGCTCGGCTCACCGGCGCTGGCGCCGGTCTGCGGGTTGAGCAAGGTGATGGTGGCCATGGGTCAGGCTTCCTCGTTGGGATTCTGTTCGGCGGGGAGGCTGTCACCGGCTCCCCACGTTTGCAATTCGATGGCCGGGGCGATGTAGTCGAGCGCCCGGGCGCGCGCCCTGCAGCGGTAGACGTCCTCCCAGAACGCGAGCTGGGTGTGGCTGCCGCGGTCCCAGATCCAGAACAGCGCCTCGGCGATCCAGCGCACTGCGCGCCAGAACCAGAGCGCGCCGCCCTGCTGCAGGATGCACACGCGGTAGCTTCGGCCGCTCAGGCTCTCGTCTGCGGACCCGCCGGGCAGGATCGAGTTGCCGAGCTGGCTGATCGCGTCGCCGACGATGCGAAGGCGCGGGCGGCGGTCCCAGCCCTCGAGCCCATACTCCTCGAGCTTGTCCTTCACGGCTGCGCCTCGGTCGGCTGCGGGCTGGAATCCGGAGAGAGCAGCATCTCGATTCGCTGCGCGTGCAGGCTCTTGATGAACGCCATGACGTGCTCGCCGGTGATCTCGGTGATCGGACCGGGTAGCGTCAGCTTGTGCGCGACCGCATCGGCGAGGCTGATGCTGAGCGGCGGAGCAGGCTGGCTGTCCTTCGCGACAACGCGCTGCGATGTCGTGTCGATGAGATACCACGCATTGTCGAAGTGCGCCTCTCCGATCAGCTGGCCATCAATGATTGCTGGCCAATTGGTGTAGATGTGCAGCCTCTCGGCAAGGCACTCCTTTGCCAGCCCGGCGATCACTGGCTGGATTCGATAGAGCTGCGTGCTCATGGGTTCCTCGCTGTTGATCAAAGCCCGGATTCGAGCGTGATGGTTACCGAGATGTCGAAGGTCGCCGTTGCTCCAATGGCATCGGTAACCGTGACTCTCAGCGTTGCTGTTGAGACTCCCGGCGTTCCAGTCCTAGATGCGGTGACGGTCGCCGTTGTTGCGCCAGAAAGTGTGATCGTCGCTCCCGACTGAGTAACAATCGACCACGAGTACGTGTACGGGGAAACGCCGCCAAAAGGAGCCGCTGTTGAGCTTCCATCGACCGTGCTTGATTGGTTTCCTGCCGGGCTGTTGACGCCAGACGCGACGATGTTCCCGGCGGAAACCGAAAGAGGCGGCGACCTGCCAAAGAAGTTGCGCGCGCTCATCAGGAGACGCCAGTGCCGCTGATCACCCACTCGTCCACGTTCTCGCAGTGGAGCACTGCCTCACCCCAAGGCGCAATTGTGGCATCGGCATTGGTCGCAACGCCGGCCCTTAGCAGCGTGACGCCAGATCCGCGAATGACAGAGATGTTCCCGGTCGACGACCTGTTGCGAATGACGATTGTTGCGCCGACGGCAAAGCTGCCCGGGATCGTGTAGTTGACGGCCGACGTCGAGGTCTTCATGACCTTGCGACCGAAGTCGTTGGTCGTGAAGGTGTAGTTGCCATTCTGGATGTTGACCGGGGTGTGTCGCACGTTGCCGCGCGCATCCTCCCAACCGGTGGTCGTGAGCATGCCGTACTGCGTGAGGCCGCCACTGCCGCCGATGCCCCAGCGGATGGTGCCGTCGCTTACGGTCCAGACTCCCGTGTACACAGATCCGTCGCGCTGGATGTATCCGCCGCCGAACGAGCCTGTCGAGGTGACTGCCGAATTTACAACGGCAGAGGTCGTAGGATCGAACGACGAGTCGCCGAAAAGCTGTGATCGACGCGTCCATGCACTCCAGACTCGTCCGCCACCATCCGTCGATTGCCGACGCCAAACGACGCGCTCGCCCGGATTGCTGTTGGTGAAGTCGTAAACTTCCTGCGTCACCCAGAGGTCGTTGTGCGCCGTGACGACGCCGATCAACCACCCGCCAATCGGCGCGTTTGCCGCGCTGAATCCCATCCAGACGCCGGATGCGATGGTGTTGTTCCAGTCGGTCGTGCTGAGCGCAGCGAACGCGGCGTCGTACCTGCCGGCCCCCTGATTCCAAACAAGGCGCTGGCCTTCGGAAGTTCCAACCTGAACTTGGGCGCTATTCCCCGAGTGCCAGATCTGACGCCACGTTGCGCTTGTGCCGGCCCATCCGTTCTGATCGTTGTAGTGACGAATGAAGTAGTTCTGTGCATCACCGCCAAGGTAGGCGATCTGCAGTGCGTGCGCAGTCGCGGCACCCGGGAAATGCACCACTTCGTAGAATCCGCCCGGCGCGTTGGTGCCGTTCCAGTTGCGCAGCAGTGGGGCGCTTGTCTCTGTGTATGAATTGTTGTTGCCACCGTTGACGATAGAGCCAAGGGTTCCGGTGTGCCACACGCTGTTTCCGCCATAGGTCAGCGTGCTGGCACCAACAAACAGGGACGCGCCGCCCACCGCGTTATCGAGCCGGAGGCGCTGGCTTGCGTTGCCTCCTGCCGAGTCGTAGCTCCACAGTGAAAAGTCGCCGTCCGCTTCGAGAACTTGCGCCCATCTCTGATTGCCGCCAGCCCAGCCGAAGCTCAGGCTAATAACTTGCGTATCAACGGTGCCGGAGCGAATCAGCGGAGTGGTCGAGAACGTCTGTTGCGCGCCCCATGTATTGGCAGTGCCTAGCAGGTCGAACGACTCGTAGCGGCCGTTGGTCTGGTTCCAGCGGGCGATCTGGCCAGTGACCGTTCCGGACAAGACCTGCGCCGAGTTGCCGCTGCTCCACAAGGTGAAGTTGGTGGAGTCGATGGTCGCCCGGATGTTCCCCGAGCCAAGCCACGACATCGAGATCGCGTTGGTTCCGGCGCTGGCGTTGGCGACGTAGGCGCCAGAGCTTGTCGTGGCCGAAGAGCCAAGACCGAGCGCGGACCTTTGCGCCGCAGCGTCGACCGCGGTCAGCAGTGAGCGCCCTGCCGCAGTGCTGTCGCTGATTTGCGAGGCGACATGCGTGTGCGAGATCAGCGCATACAGAGCATTCGCTTCCGCGGCGGTGAGGTACTGGGGGTGCGGATCAGGAGCCGAGGTGTGCGCGGAAACAGCGCCCGAAGGCTCGAACGCCGATGACGGTTGCGTCGCTGCTGTTCCGAGCCCAAGCGTGGTGCGGGCAGCTCCAGCATCCGCATCGTCGAGCAGGGTCAAGGCAAACGCGCTGACCTGCGAATCATCGATCTTTGCATCGAGCGCGGCCTGCAGCCCGGTGACGTTGGCGATGGTGTGGGTGTGCCCGATCAGCGGGTATCGGGCATCGCCGCGGGCTTGATTGAAATACTGCGGATGGTCGTCGTCGCCAAGCCCGGTGAGGAGGCCGTGGTCGGTCGTACCGCCGCCGCCGGAGGCTGCGATCTGCAGAGCCATCTCGGACAGAATGAGGTTCAGCGTCTCGCTAATGTATCCAGCGGGCGGAGTGACGCCGATCATGTCGCCGCCGTTGTCCGCAAGCTGCATGCGGAGCAGCAGGGCCTGCGCGCCGATCTTGGCGAGGATGCGCGACTCTTCGCCCGGGAAGCGGGCCCGGAGCAGGTCTAGGATCTGGTCTTCGGTGAGAACGGTCGACACTCGTCGGACTCCAGCAGTGCGTCGGCGTCGCCGACATCGGCCCGCGCGTGGGGGTCGTTGGCGGTCTGGGCGTGGAGGCTGGCCCAGTCGCGCAGGCGGCGCAACATGATGACCAGCCCGCGGATTAGGCGCCTGTGGTCGCTGGCCACTGCGGCCGCACGCATGGGGTCGATCAGGGTCTGCTTGTCGGCCGGGACCAGCGGGCGAAGCTCCTCGATCCACTCGAGTGCCAGCCTGTACCAGAGCCGCTGGCCATCCAGCTCGGCGCGCAGTGCGTCGCGGTCCTTGGCCACGGCGACGGTCATCCGCTGCAGCGTGACGTGCTTGGCCTGCAGGGAGGTCAGCTCGGCCTTGGCGTTGTCGCGCTCGATGCGCGCGGCGTCGGCCTCGGCCACGGCCTGATGGAGGCGGGCCAGCTCGGCCTTTGCTGCGGCGTGCTGCTGCAGGATGTCGCCCTGCTGATCGGCGGCCAGCGCCGCGGAGGCGAGGTAGTCGCCAATCTCGCGAAGGTCGGGGAACGATGCGCCGACGCGGTAGACGCGAGCGGCCATGGCCCGGAGCCGGTCAGGCGTGTACGTGACGTCAGCCATCGAGCAGCCCCGCTTCGCGCAGCTTGCGGCGGATAAGCTCGCGGCGCTCCTCTGGCGGCAGCTCCTCGAGCGCGCGCTGGACGAGCGACTTCTCCTCGCCCGGCTCCCGCTTGTCCATCATTCCCTGCACCTCGGCGAGCGTCTTGAGTGCGGCCACGCGGCTCGATTGCCGGGTGCGCTTGCCGTGGTCGGTGGCCTCGCGCATGAGGCGCTCGATGACCCAGTCAGGCGTGAGCTGCTCGGCCTTCCACTTCGGGTCGTGCATCGGCCGGATCGCATCTTCCGGCGCATGCGCGTCCTCGTGCGTTCCGCCGCCGGCCTTGCCGAGGAACTCGCCAGTGAGCGGCTCGTCGCCCGGGAATGGAACGAGCCCGCTCATCGCCAGCGGATCAGCTTCTTCCGCTGCGCCTCGTCGAGGCAGGCGTGCAGCTCGGCGACCTTGGCATCGCAGTCGCGGATCTCGCGCGCCAGCGGTGCGGCGACCTGCGGGAACAGGAGCTTCCACGCATCCGGGCTGTTGACGTCGGGCGGCTGCCACAGCGGCGGCTGCGTCTGGCAGCGAACCTTGGCGAAGTCGGCGCACTCGATGGGCACGGGCGGCGGCGGCGCGGTGTCGACGACGGGGATGGTTTTGCCGCAGGCCGCGAGCAGCAGGGCCGCGGCGATGGCGAGGATTGCGCGCATGTCAGTTCCTAGACGTATGACTTCGGGCTGATCTTCCCGGTCAGCTTGACGACGTAGCCCGCGGGGAAGTACGGGTCCGACTGCTGAGCGAGGAACGTGAAGAGGTCGCCGAGCTTCAGCGCCAGCCAGAACACAGGCTCGAGCGACCAGTGGCGCGGCTCCATGTACAGGCTGTCGTCATCGAACCCGACGTACACGGGGCAGAACAGGTGCCAGCCCTTATGAGTCAGCAAGAACTCTTTCATTCGTGGTCACCACTGGGTCAGGAAGTACAGGGCCTCGGCCAGAGTCCACACCGCGCACAGCACCAGCAGCGAGGCCAAGGCCGCGACGGCGACGTTGCTCACGAGGCAGACGATGGTGTGCGCGGCGTCTCTCACGGCTGCATCGCCTCGTTGAACGAATCGACGAAAGCCTCGCCGGGGCCGCATGCAATCGTCAGGTCGCGCATGCTGCGCCAGTATTGATCCTCGCGGCGCTTCTCCGCAGCAAGTGATGCCTCCTGCTCGGCGATGAAGTCGAGCCGGCGCTGCTCGGCGGCAGCTGCCATGGCGTCCGCGGCCTCGACGTTGCGGATCAGCACCTGCGCCCGGCCCTCGGCCAACGCGAGCTTGAGCGCCTCGGTGTGCGCCTTGTCGACGGCGCGGGCATCGGCCCACTGCACGGCGTTGTAGCGGAGGCTGACGCCGAGCGCGATCAGCAGGGCGACGATGGCACCGAGCAGGTACGGGATGGCGGGGGCGGTGATTCGGCCGATCATTGCAGCGTGTCCTGTTCGTCGGGGAAGAGGGGCGTCATCGTGGTCGGGTCGTAGAGGCGCTTGCCGCTCTCGCGGGCGAGCAGCTCGGCCTCCATCACCGCGTCCATGAGCCCGATGCTGGCGCGCATGTGGGCCTCGAGCTGCGCAATGCCGGCCTCGATGTGCATGGCCACCACGCGCTCCGGGTCGGCGTCGACGAGGAAGTCGGGCTCGCGGGCCCACGACCACGGCGTGACGCCGGCGGCGTACAGGAAGATCGCCAGCGCGGTGACGCGCGACTCGGGCGGCAGGTAGCTGCGCAGCTCGCCGATCATGGGCGGCGAGTAGACCTCGGGCGGGATGTGCCCGGTCATGAAGGGGTTAGCGCGGATGGCAGCGGTCAGGGGGTCCATGGTCAGAGCCTCGTTGCGTTGGACGGGATCGAGTCGATGAACGTCTCGAGGGTTGCGCTCGCCATCATCAGGGCGGCGAGGGCGTCCTGTCCCATAACGAAGACGGTCGGCATATCGCTGAGCGCCCCGGGGCCGATGACGCAGACGGCGCTGTCGCTGCCGCCGGTGGCCTCGATGTCGTCGGCCAGAGCGCGGAGGCGGGCGACGATGCTGTCCTTTCCCGGGACGTCGGTGACTTCCAGCAGGCCCATCAGTTGGCGCCTTCCATGCAGGCGGCGTATTCCGCCTCGCGGCGGTTGGTGAGGCCCTGCACGGGCTTGCCGCCGGCGCGGTTCCAGCGCAGGAGCTGCGGGCACCACGACGACGCGGGCTCTCCGGCGTTGAGCTTGCGGACCAGCGTCGAGTCGCACGCGGCCTTGGTGCCGACGTTGTACGACCAGCTCAGCAGTGCGGCCTGCTGCTTCGGCGTCATCGTGACGTTCGGCGAGATGCAGCGCTCGAGCCCGGCGGCGAAGTGCCTGACCTCGTCGTTGAGCATCGCCATGCACTCGGCGTCGGTGTAGGGGATCGTCCAGCCGCGGGCCACGACCTCGGGCCGCGTGTCGCCATAGCAGACAGTGCCGATGCCGACGATGTCGTTGTAGCTGGTGTTGCGCTTGCCCTCCCACGGCGCGATGTAGGAGCCGACAGCGATCACGAGGACCGCGGCGCTGGCGAATGCTCCACGCTTGACGGTGGGCGGCCTGCCGGGCTGTACGGTGCGCTGCGGGGCGCGAGGCGGGGTGATGGTCATGGCGCGCGGCTCTGCATCGGGGCGCGCTCAGGGGCGGCCAGTGCCTCGGGGATGGTGGTCATTCGCTTCATCGTCGCCGTCCATCGCGTCTCCTCTCGGCCGCCGACCATGATCGTGACCGGGATCGTCGACATGCGGACGATGGTTGACTCGCCACTGCGGTCGATGAGGCGGAAGGCGGAGTCGAACTGCCGCTTGTGGCGGATGCAGCGCGTGTATTCCTCGGCGACGTCCTCGCGCTCGTCCGGGTGGATGAAGCTGAGCCAGCCATGGCCGCGCAGCTCGTCGCCCGTGCGCTCGGTCCAGCGCGTGAGGGCAGCGGCGACCCACGTCACGCGCCCTGTCTCGTCGATGTCCAGCCGGACCACCTCGTCCTCGGCATCGTCTCTGGCGCGCTGTTGGCTCAGGAACAGGCTGACGCTCGCCTCGGTGCGGCTCACCGCATCGCGGAGGCTGCCGCCGCCATTGGGCAGCACCTCGTGCTTGACGGCCTTCAGTGATTCCTCGATCTGGGCCATGCGGCTCAGGCCATCGGTCAGCTCGCCGGCCCGGGTGCCCAGCTCCATCAGGCCGGCCAGCGCGCGACCAGTACCCTGAAGCTTCGGCCAGACCCAGCGCACGCCGGCAGCCCAGACGCCGAGGATCGTGATGGCGGCGCCGCCGATCTCGACGATGGCGGGAAGCTCGCGAAGCTCGGACGGGATCACTGGCCTGCCCCGGAAAAGGCGAAGCCCGGGAGCAGATGGGCTGCGCGCCGGGCTTCTCGACACGCCGGGATCGAAGGAGGAGAGCCGGCTGTCGTGGGGTGCATGGTGCAGGTGGCGAGGAAGGCGTGCAAGGGTTCATCTCCGGGTCGTGCTGCGCCGACAGGCTGGGATCGAGGCCCCTGCAGGTCAACCCGGGGCGCACGGGCCCCGGTCCCCATCGTAGCTGGCCGGGCCTGTCATAGGCTTCGTCTATCAGTCTCCCCATCTCGAGCCATTCGCGTCTATATCTCGGGTTTTCTGCGCCAGTTGTGTCAAGTAATTGAGCATGCGAAGATGGTCGGAAACCAGCGCCGTTGCTGGCTTGAAGGAGGAAACACAATGGCAATTCCAACACCAGAAGCGCAGCTCGGTGGTGTCGCTTACTCGCTCGGCGAGCTGTACTCGGCGCTCGGGATCGACCGGAGCGAGATTGTCGGCGACTACCGCGTGATCGATCTTTCGAAGGTCGTTCGCGGCGCCGTGATGAAGGCTCGCGATCTGAGGTCAAAGCTCTCGGACGCGAAGCTGGCCGCGGATCTGGCCGATGCGAAGGCCGACGACCTGCGGAAGGCGCTGGACGAGGCGAAGGCCGAGATCGCGGCCATGCTGGAGGACCGCCGGGCGGAGGAAGAGCGGGCCCGCATGCGGCTGCTGGAGATCGTCGTGCGCTCCGAGTTCCGCCCCGAGGCGATGCCGGCGACGCGCCTGATGCCGCGCCTGTACGCGCTCAGGATGCAGCGCGAGCCGTACAGCGACCGCGACATGATGAACGCCATGCTCGCCGACCTCGACGCTCTGGTGGCGCTGGGCCTGCGCGGGGAGGTGGTGCCGTGATGACCGCCCTCACCATCCTGTTCGCCCTCGTCTGGGCCATCGCCCGTGGCAGCGCCGGCATCCTCGTGAAGCAGCTCTACCACGCCTACAACAACGACCGCTTCGACTACGCGCGCACTGGCCAGCGTGGCCGGCAGGTGGTCGTCCTCGAGCGGGCCCTGAGCTTCGCGCGCTGGACCGCGGTCCTGTCGTTCGTCGCGGCTGTGCTGCTGCTGTCCATCATCCTCGTGAGGATCGCCCCATGAAGACCATCACCATCCATGTCGACACCGAGCGCAACACGTACCTCGTGCTGGTCGGCGACCGAATCGCTGACCGGCTGACGTTCGACGAGGCGCTCGGCCTCGTGGCCACCGAGCTGATGCCGGGCAAGACGCGCATCCGCGAGTGGCTGAAAACGCCCGAGGAGTGGCGGGATCGGGAGCGCGCCCGGGCGGAGCGCGTCAAGGCCGAGGTGATGGAAGGCGTCGGCCCCGACGGCCGGCAGGACGAGCTGCGCACCGTTGAGGTGCCAGTCGTCGACAGCGCGAAGCTCGGCCTGTTCGAACAACACAGGGCTGCGCTCGATGACGCGATTGGCAGCACCTTCGGAATCTCGACGCTCTATCTGTCGAAGGGCGAAGCAGCCAAGCCGACTGCGCAAAGTAGCAGACAGCTCCCCGATGGCTGGACATGCTCGACCATTTTCGAGGTGATGCCATCGCCAAATCCCCTGACCGGCTCGCACTACGTGGAGAAGGTGACCGTCCGCTCGCCCAGTGGGGTCAGGACCGAATGCCGGGACGACGAGGACCGCTACGCGAAGCTGCTGGCCGATCGCGATGAGCTGCTGGCCCAGCTCAAGGCGGTGGAGGCTGCGCGCGACGCGGAACGGCTCGATCGGCTGGGCCTGACCATGCGGGTGACCGAGCTGCAGGCGGCGCAGCACGAGCCTGCCGTCGAGCGCTGGGTGGTGTCGGAGATCGACGTCGATGAAGAGGACCGCAGCTACTACGACCTGCACGTCGGCGACGTGTGGACGCGTATTCCGGGGACGCTGATGCTTGGTCGCTCAAGCGCAAAAGGCTCTCTGACTGCCCGGTTTCCACCTGACGGCACAGCCTTTGCGCCGTTCTCGTGTAGCTGCGGCGTGAAGTTTGTCGCCGACGTCACCGGCGCCGAGCCTGCGCCTGAGCCGGAGCGCGCGCCCGAGATCATCAAGCAGGTCGAGCTGCCGCCGACGCGTGACCCCGACGAGGACCGGCTCGAGCGGTTGACGCGGCGCGCCGAGGCGCTCGGTGACGCCATGCTGGCCGCGCGCTACGGCAACCAAGACGGGCGGTTCAGCCGGGAGGATCTCGAGGAGCTGCACGCCGAGTGCTTGCTCGACGCCCGCATCGCGCTGGGGCTGGAGCGAAAAGGGGGTTGACGGCGTCGTGATCAACGAGCAGATCAGCGCGTTCTATGGCGTGCGCGTCTGGTCCGTGCTGAATGGGACGAAGCAGCACCTGCTGGTGGCCAAGCGGCCGAACAGCGCCGACCCGGGCTTCGACTGGCTGGCCCCGGGCGAGCACCGCGCCTACGCTGGCAATGCGCCCAGCTTCGTGGCCACACATCCGTTCAAGCCGGAGGCCACATGAAGCCCGAGTACATGGTGATCCGCGTCGAGCTTCGCTCCGACTTCGCCGGCAAGAACCCGGTGCGGAGAAAGGAGGCGGTGTTCGATCTCTCCATGCTGTCGCTGATGGGCGAACTTGCGCCGGAGCGCGTCGACCAGATGGCGATCATGCTGGCCCGGTCCATGTGGGACGAGGCGGTCCTGATGGGGGCCGGCGAGGACTGAGGAAGGCCCCGCTTCGGCGGGGTTTTTCTTGGGTGTTGACACGTCCGCTGGACGTGCGTATAGTTCGAGGCGTGGGGCGGATGGGCCGCCCCGGAGGAGAGAAAGATGGCTTGCATGAAACTCTACGACTTCCCGGCCTACGCGATCTACGAATCGCCCACGGACTACAAGGGCCGTCGTGTGATCCCGGCCCGGGGCGCCAAGGTTGCGCTGATGAAGAACAGCGCGAAGTACGGCCCGATGCCGATCCTGTTCACGCCCTGCAGCGTTGCCCAGTACGCCATCGAGAACAACGAGTGCCCGATGGAGGCGGTCGAGAAGGCGAAGGCCAAGGGTCACCCGCTCTACTGGCTCGGCCAGAACAGCGTGACGATCAGCGCCACGAAGCGCGCCCAGCAGGAGGTCTACCTAGTCGAGGTCGGCAAGGCCTACTGGTTCCAAGGCAAGTGCTTCAAGGTCGAAGCCCGCCCGAACGACAACCTCGCTCTGGTCGAAGTCGACCCTGCCGAGTGCAAGGTCTACGGCGCGGACGTCGCGGCCTGACCCCTCGGCCCTGCCCCGCGAGCCGGGGCAGCACCGAGTGGCCATCGCCACCGACAACCCAACGAAGGAGAGCACCATGGGCAACCGCGCCGCCATCACCGCCAGCACCAACGCCAACCCGGATTCCCCGGCCCTGTACCTGCACTGGAACGGCGGCGTCGAGTCCGTTCTGGCCTTCCTGCACGCGGCCGAGGACCTCGGCTTCCGCGACCCGACCAAGGACCCGAGCTACGGCCTCGGCTACCTGCAGGCCCTGACGGCCATGTTCTTCGGCAGCGGCTCGAGCACCGGCCTCGGGACCGTTGGCAGCGTCGACGCCGACAACGGCGACAACGGCCTGTACATCATCGGCCCGAAGTTCACCATCGCCGACCGCCTGTACGCGCCCGAGGGCGACTCGGCCAAGACCTTCGACGAACTGTCGATGGCCCAGCGCGAGAAGTACCACCACATCCGCGAGCAGCTCCGCGTCATGTGGACCGCTGCGCAGGGGGCCGGGAAGGCGTTCAACGAATCGAAGGCTCTGGCCAGCAAGATCACCCCGCAGTCGTAAGGAGGGCGTGCCGATGTGCATGCCGGTGTTAGCCAGACAGGGGTCGCGCATCCGTTACCACGCGATTGTTGACACGTCCACTGGACGCGTGTAGGATTCGAGATGTGGGGCGATGGGCCGCCCCGGATGAGAGAGAGATGAAGAACTACGTCATCAAGGCCAAGGCCTACAGCAAGCTCAACAACGACCTGTACAGCCTGCTGGGTCGCGGCAAGGCATACACGACCGAGATCGGAGAGGCAAAGGTCTGGCTCAACGTCAGCAAGGGCAGCGACGAGTACGAACTGCTGGAGATGCATGTCGAATGCCTCAACAAGTTCCACCGCATCAAGGACGAGAGCTACGGCGACTGGGAACTGGTCGCGGTCAACGTAAAGATCGAGGAGGCCTGAGCCATGTCAACGAATTCCCTTGTGATGACCTCTCTCAAAAACCTCTGGTCCACCAACCTGCCCGAGTACCAGCGCATGAGGCTCGCGGCGAAGATGACAAGCCCGGTTTCAGTCCTTCGGTGCCGTCGTCAGGAGCTGATCGCTCGAGAGCGTCGCGCTCGCGATACGGCGCTTGATGTGGCCGCAAAGTGCGGGCGATCCAACGACGCCGCCTTCATCGCCAAGCTGCAGAACCAACTTCGCTAAACGAGGAGTCACCATGTCCAAGAAAATCCCCTATGCCGTCGGCATGCGCTACCAAACTCGCTGCGGCTACGCTGTCAAGGTTATCCACCACATCGAAAACCCGGAGGACGGTTACGTCGTCTGCGGGATCATGCGCAACGGCGAAGGCAAGGAGACGCTGGAAAGCTGGACGACTGATGGTCGCTACGCCAGAGACAACAAAAACCCGCTGGATCTGTTGCCCATCGATGTCGTCGACTACGAGGCCATGGCCAAGCAGCTCGCGATTGCGCTGCGCGACGTCGTGCGCCACGCCGAGTCCAACATCAAGGAGGCTTACGGCGGCACCTCTCTGTACCAGCCGGAGATGGACAAGCTCGACCACGCGAAGATGTGGCTTGGATCGGCGCAGCAGGCGGGGCTGATCCCGTGAGCCAGACGCCTGAAGAGATGATGGCCCACGCGCTGCGGCTCATGCTGGTTCCGTACCGCGGCTCGAGCGACGCCCAGCTTCGCCAGATGGCGAGCGAAGGCCGCAGGCCCGGCGGCCTCGGCCGCCACAGCCCGGGCGAGGTGCTGTACGCGCGCATCGCCCTCTCCCGGTACGACTCCAGCAAGGCGGTGGCGCGATGAACGAATTCGCCATCCTGCTGTTCGGCGTCCTGCTCGGGATCAGCATCTACCGCAGGCCGAAGGACGAGCGCGTCTCCACTGCGGTGTTCTACGCGGTCTGCCTTTCGATAGGGTTCTTCATTGGCATGGTGACGCGATGAACCCCGGGCGATGGGCCATGGCGCTGGCGAAGCGCCACAGGGCGGCTCTGGTTGCGTCTGGCGAGACGTCGCCACCGGCGATGATCGACGTCACCGTATCGCTGCTGATCGCGCAGCGGAAGGCTGGCATCGACCTCACCGGCCTGATGGAGTTGGCCGACCGCGACCTCATTGCCGAGGTCGGGATGATCCATTCGCGCATCGACCGAAATACCGGTGAGCTGCGCGACCTGTTTGCACCGGCGACCGAAGGAGCGAAGCAATGAAGCGTGGCGACTGGAAGTACATCATCGGCGGACTACTGCTTGTGCCGGTGGTGTGGGCGTTTTTCTACATCGTGTTTGGCGCGGGAGACTGGTGATGGAGCTGCTACGGAAAGACAAGCCGACCACCGCGGCCCGGCAGATGATCCACTACGCCGCCGCCGCGCTAGGGTTCGGCGTCAGCCAGATCCGCGACTACACCGTCCGCACCCCGGGCGAGTACCGCAACACGCCGTGGCATGCGGTCGTCCTCGAGTGCCCGTGCGGGACGACTAAGACGCTGCACGTCAGCCGGCCGAAGGTGTACGACGGGCTGATCGAGCACCTTCGCGACCACCTTGTCCGAGATGGGCTGCTGTAGCAGCCTCTGGGTGCCGGAGTAGGGGGGGGGGCGTCGACATTCGCCCAACGCACGGATGGGTTCTCCGGTGAAGCGGGGTGGGGCTGGGCGACCAGCCCCATTCTTTTTGCCTGTTGACACGTCCGCTGGACGTGCGTATGATTCGGGCTGTGGGGAGATGGGCTCCCCGGGAGAAGGAAAGTGGAACTGCTCATGAACCTCGCCAAGGCCAAGAGGGTCGCGATGAGGAAGGCCGTCGAGAACGACGCCGCCCAGCCGCTGGTCGCCCTGCTCGGTGGCTACGCGGTCCCCAACAGGGATGAGTACGAACTCGAGTGCCTCGGCGCCGAGCTGGTCGCGGTCTACGGCCCCGCCGGCGAAGACGCCAACCCCATCAACTGGTGCTGAAGGAGAACGACATGAACTACGTCGCCGGCCTCAACGGCCGCAAGATCGAGCTGCAGGCCAACAGCCTGCACGAGGCGAAGACCAAGGCGCTGGCCTTGCTCAAGCCCCGCAAGAAAGACCTCGGCCTGCTCTGGGTTGTCCCCGTCGAGCAGCGCGTCGAGAGCGCCGGCTGCGTGGCGTTGGTGATTGACCCCGGCCTGATGAACTGATCAAGGAGAACGACATGCTGACCATGAACGACATCGAGAACATCGAGAGCAACGAGGAAGCCAGCGAGCTGGACTACTACAAGTCGATCCAGAAGGCGATCAACGACGGGTGCTGGAGCCTGCAGGGCAGCTACGGCCGCACGATGATGGAGGCAATCAAGGCCGGCCGCTGCATGCTCGGCACGAGCGATGCGCGCGACTACTACGGCAACCACATTCCGTCGCGCTCTCAAGTGCAGGAAGGTACGAAAGGTTCGCGCGACTACGTGGTCGACGCGATGGGCGAAGAGTGGGCTGCTGAGATGGAGGGCGTGTGATGCGAATCCCCAGCCGATACCGCCGCCTCGACGCGCACCGCGGCTACTCCATCCCGGGCCCTGCCATCGCAGGCGCCAGCGACACAGGCACGGACAGCGACAGCCCCTGCCCTACGCCGCGGGTCAAGCACGAAATCCGCGAGCTGCAGCGATGGCTGAAGACCGTCGGCATCACGACCCGCACTCGCTACGGCGGCAGCAGCAATATTTTCTGCGGCAAGCGTTGGCTCTGCGTTGTCGACGGCAAGCAGCACGCCAAGGCCATGATGCTGGCCAACCAGTGGCTCGAGGACAATCGGCGCAACACGCACTACATCCACGACGCGAAGTGAGGACAGCAATGAAGACCATGACCATGACCGAGATCAAGCGCATCCACCGCGAGAAGTGGAAGCGCGCCAACTGGTTCGGCCCCGACGAGATGAAGTTCTTCCGCACCGAGCTTGGCAGCGGCGGCTACGTCTCTCCGACCACCGGACTAATCTACTTCGCGACCAGCGAGCAGGGGTCGCACATGCCGCGGCGCGGGACCGTCCGCTTCATGAACCCAGAGACTGGTGAGGTTGCGACGCACGGCACCTTCGGCGGCTACTCCAGCATCGGCGCCGCCGACAAGGCGGCCGAGAAGATTGCGGCGGAGGTGCGCTGATGAAGAACAGCAACGACGCAATGGCGCTGGCGATTCGCGCCATGGGCAGCGGCCGCACCGACAAGGGCGGCGTCCCCTACGTGATCCACCTCGCCGAGACGCTGGTGATCGCACGGAACTACGCCGGCTCGATCGACGTCGAGTACGACGACGAGCTGCGGCAGGCGGCGATCCTGCACGACACGGTCGAGGACAGCGAGGTCACCCTCGATGACCTGCGCACGGCCGGCTACAGCGAGCGCGTGATCAGTCTCGTCGACGCGCTGACGCACCGCCCGGGCGAGTCGAAGGTCGACTACTGGAAGCGCGTGGTCGCGGCCGGCCCGGCAGCCCGGGCGATCAAGGCGGCCGATGCGGCCAGCAACTCCAACCCGTGGCGCCTCGGACCGGCGTCGGCGAACAGCATGCGCTTCACGGCGAAGCGCAAGGTCTACATTGCCCTACAGGCCTTCATGCTCAGCCCGGATGCGTCGAGCCTCCACGTCCTGCGCACGGCGCAGGGCCGGGTCGAGATGCTGGACAGCCCGGCTGACGGCAAGGCATGATTGTAGAAATACTTTTCTACAGTAGACAACACTAGACCGGAGTAGACGCCTGTGTCCGTCACGTTCACCAAGCTATTCAGCAGCATCACCGCCTCGACCATTTGGTGCGAGGACGCCAACACCCGAATCGTCTGGATCACGATGCTGTCGATGGCCGACCGCAAGGGTCGCATCTTTGCGAGCGTGCCGGGGCTGGCACACATGGCCCGCGTGCCGACCGAGGCGTGCCGGGAGGCCATCGCCAAGTTCCTCTCCCCCGACCCGGACAGCCGGACCCCGGACTACGAGGGCCGGCGGATCGAGGTCATCGAAGGGGGTTGGCGCCTGCTCAACTACGAGAAGTATCGGGCCGTCCGCGACGAGGAGTCGATCAAGGAGTCAAAGCGCCGGTACATCAACGAGCGCCGGGCTGCCGAGCGCTGCGATGTAGAAAATGTAGAACTCGGTAGACCGCCGTCGACCCAAGCAGAAGCAGAAGCAGAAGCAGGGGAAGAGCAAAGGCAGAAGCCCCGCGCTTCGCGCTTGCCTGCCGACTGGATGCCCGGGCCAGACCTGCTGAAGCTGGCCGCCGAGCGCGGCCTGACCGGGCGGGCGCTGGTCGACGAGGTCGACAAGTTCCGCGACTACTGGGCAGCCAAGCCCGGCAAGGACGGGACCAAGCTCGACTGGGACGCCACCTTCCGCAACTGGATTCGCACCGCCACGAAGAACCCTGCACGAGGAGCCGCCAATGACCAGCCAGCCAATCCACTCGCACGACGCCGCGGCGAAAGCAATTTCGAGTGGGTCAACCGGTGCGCCGCCTACCACCGCGAGCACGGCAACCTCGCAGAGCAAGAGCACCATGGCCATCCTGTGGGAGCGGATGACCGCGATGTACCCCGGCTTGTGGGTTCGTGACCTCGGGCCCACGCCGGTCGGCGACGACGGCAAGCTGACGATGCAGGCCGACACATGGGCGAAGGCGCTGGCCGGGCTCACTGGCCAGCAGCTGGCCGAGGGCCTCCGCGGTTGCGCCGCCCGCCCGGGCGACTTCCCGCCGAGCGTCGGCAGCTTCCGCTGCATGTGCCTCGGCATCCCCAGCCTGTCGGCCGTGCGCCGCGAGCTGGCCAACCCGGACGCCGGTCGGTCGTCGTTCGCCGTCATGGTCTGGCAGCACATCGATTCCCACGCCTACAGGCGGGCCGAGGGGCGCGCCGCGGACAGGATGCTGCTCGAGGCCTACGACGAGGCGCGCGACGCCGTGGTGCGCGGCCAGCCGCTTCCTGACCCGGTCCCGGCGCTGACCCAGCAGAAGGCGCCGCCGCCGAAGCCTGCGACGCCGGAGCTGGTGGCTGCCCGGCTGGCCGAGGCGAGGGCGATCCTCGCCGGGATGCCGGACCACCAGCCAGAACGGGTCTGGGTGGAGATCGACCTGTCGCCTGATCCGGTCGACGAGGGTGTTGACACCCGTCCACCGGACGTGTAGAGTTCGTTGCGTGGGGTCGATGGGCGACCCGGAGGAGAGCGAGATGAAAGCCAAGCCGAAGGCCAAGCCGCAGAAGCGCAGCATGCAGGACACGCCGGCCCAGTTCGCGGTCGGCGACTGGGTGTGGGTTCCGCTGAGCGGTGGCTACAACGCCCGCGTGGTGGCCGTCGTGTGGGAAGAAGACCTGTGGAACGGATACCTCGGCGGCTGGCGCTACTGGACCCCCGGCTACGGCTCGCCCGACATGTACCCCGAGAAGAAGGACGCTCGGTACGTCGAGTTCAAGAGCCTCGGCAACAACTGCTGGAAAGAGGTGGCCTGAGCCATGGAATACATCAACACAACGCCGAAAGGCGCACGCGAGCTGGCCCACGTCATCTACCCGAGTCTCAAGAAAATCGGCGGCGCGAGTGCCCGCCGGTGGGATCTGGCCCAGTCGATCCGCTCCGGTGCCGACGACGTCGAGAACTCGAGGATGTCGAAGGCTTACTGCTACATCCCACTCTCCGAAGGCCTCCGCCTTCGCATCGGCAAGGAGTCCTGACATGCGCCAGACCATGAACCTCGACGACCTGATCGCCGAGTACGAGACTGAGCTTGCCGATCAGGCCAAGTCTGAGATGCTTGCCGAGCAGGCGGAGTGGGACGCTCTGCCGAAGGACGAGCAGGCCGCCATCCTTGCGGCTAAGGAAGCGCAGCGCGATGCCGAGCGCGAGGAAATGCTGGCCAAGGGCGTCATGGTCGAGGGTGGCGACGAGCCGGACGACGAAGACGAAGACGAACAGGACGACGAGGAGACAGAAGAATGATCACCGTGCAGAAAGTCAGCGGCGCGATGCGCCGGGCGCGAGTCCCGGCCAGTACCTCGTACTCCACGCGCATCCGGGGCTGGCGCGACTACACCAGCGGCGTCAGCGTGTACCGCATCGGAGACGGAAACATCGGCGCGTACTGGGTGACCGGCAATCGGTACGTCAGGGAGACGCCGGAGATGCGGGCGAAGAACCTGAAGAAGATCACCGACGCGCTCGACGCTGCCGGGATCAAGTACACCATCGCAAACGACCGAGCCATCATCGAGGCCAGCCAGTGATCATCTCCCGCAGCATGAACCCAGCCCAGCTTCGCGACATCATGGGCGGCACGTACACCGAGTCGGATGCCAAGCGCTTCCGCGACATCCTCGTCGAGTCTGGGCACTCCGGCCTCGACACCTCCTACCTCACCAGCAAGCAGCGCTGGTACGACCTCCTCGACAAGCTGGACGACAACGCATGAGCGACATCCCCGCAGACGCCCTGCTCAACTACGAGCCGCCATCGCCGGATGAAGTCCGCGAGTTCCGTCAGCGCCACAAGCTGACGCAGGTCGAGCTTGCCGAGATCGCGCACGTCATCCCTCGATCCGTGCAGCGGTGGGAGGCGCCGAAGGGCTCGATCACACACCGCTACCCGCAGGCCGCGCAGTGGATGCTCGTCAAGCACTGGGCTGGCGATTCGTTCCTTCCCCGCAAGCGTCGCAAGAACAGGAGCTAACCATGCCCGCACTTGGAATGACCATCGGCGAGATCATCGCCAGCACTGCGAACAACAAGCGCGCCATCGACGCCCTGACCGGCGTCGTGCTCGGCACCGACGCGCCGCTGCTGCACCGGGCTGACGCCGGCGACACGAGCGTGCAGGCCGCCTACTCGGTGGACACCTCGAGCGTCGAGGACAAGGTGCTCGTCGCGATCCGCGCCGCTGGCAAGGCAGGCACGACGCAGGACGCCCTGCTCGAGGCGCTGCCGTGGATCACCTACCCGACCCTTACGGCACGCTTCAGCGCGCTGCTTCGCAAGGGATTGATCATCGACACCGGCGACCGCGTTCTCGGCAAGAGCGGCCGCAAGCAGCGCGTGATCCGCGCAACGGAGGAGTGCCGTGACTAACGAGCCGTCTCGTGATGCTGTTGAGAAGGCGCTGGCTGCGGTGAAGCGACGCAGGGGTTTCTTGGCTACGGAAATCCACTTGGTTGACGATCTGACCCGCGCCTGCGACGCCTTCCTTGCCGCCCCGCAGCCGCAGCCCCGCGTGACGCTGCGCGTCGAGAACATCGGGTGCTGCACTCTCGACGTAAAGGACGGCGTGGTCGAGATTCCGCGCGACGCATTCCTGTCGATGGCCGACACACTGCGCGCGAGCGCCCCGCAGCCGCGGGCCGAGCCGGTGGCGTGGTTTGTCGATTGGCCAGACGAAATGAGGCTCGGCAGGTTCTTCACTACTGGCCCCGTCGCCGGCGCTCGAAACACGCCCCTCTACACCGCCCCGCCCCGCCCGCAGGCCAGCGCGGAGGATGTGGCCGCTGTCGATGCGGCAATGAACTATCTCGACGCGCCAAACAAGCGGGCCGCATGGCAGCGCATCCGCGCAAAGGTGGTGGGCCGTGAGTGACTACAAGATGATTAGCCACGCCGACTGGGAATGGATCGAAGCCCGAGCCGAGGGGCTTTACGTCATCCACCGCAACAGCCGGCGCGGCGCCGGTGGGCAAGGAATTTTCCGCGAGGATGGGGTGGCGTACTGGTACGCCGTTGCGGCGCAAGAGCGCATCGCCCCGCAGCCGCAGGGCTTGGACGCCGCCACGCTGGCGAAGCGTCTGGACAAGGTGCTGGCCTGCCACGCTGACTCGATGCCGGCCGAGGCGTACCACGAAATAGAGGCCGTGCGTCGGGGTCTGAACGCCGCCCCGCAGCCGCAGGCCGAGCCGGATGGCGTCGTCGATAAAGTCATTGATGAAATGCTTGTATGCGCTCGAAGCTGTGATCCTGATTGGGAGGGGCAGCTTCGCGGCTGGGCCGCCATGCTCTACTTCGCCGCCCCGCAGCCGCAGGCCAGCGCGCAGGCCAGCGCGGAGGATGTGCGCGCCGTTGACGCCTGCATGCGCTCTCGCAACGCCGAATGGGTGACGCAGTACCGCGCTTGGATGCGAATCGAGGCCGACATGAACCGAATGCTGGGGGTGGGCCGTGAGTGAGCGATACGAGGCGGAAGGCCCGAGCGTCTGGGATAACGAGCGGCAGCGGTTCGTCTGCTACACGCTGCCAGCGCAGGATGATGAGTCGAAGCGCCTTGCAGAGCG